GGAGCAGGAGCAGGAGCGGCANTGAGCAGGAGCAGGAGCGGCAGGAGCAGGAGCAGGAGCGGCAGGAGCAGGAGCGGCAGGAGCGGCAGGAGCAGGAGCGGCAGGAGCAGGAGCGGTAGGAGCAGGAGCGGTAGGTATGTCCACTCGCAAGATAGGCATTTAGCGTTCGTGGTGTTACTTTACCCCGTTTTGCTTCTCTGACCAGCTGCTTGAACGCCTCGCTTACGATTCTACGGTCTTCTGGGCCGCTGAGGTGAGAAGAGATAGCGGACATGACATCCGTCACCAGACTGTCCAGATTCTCCTTGGCAGCACTTAGACCAATCTCCTTTACGGTTTCCTCAAACTCCGGGTCATTGATCCCCAGGCTATTGAAAACTTCCTTCACTAGATGATACAACTCTCCTATAAAGTTGTGTGCTGCTGCCTCTTCACTTGTAGTTATCTTCGTCTTCGCAGGAGCAGGAGCAGGAGCAGGAGCAGGAGCAGGAGCAGGAGCAGGAGCAGGAGCAGGAGCAGGAGCAGGAGCGTTCATCTCCTCATGCGCTTTTAGATACGAAACGGCATCCTTCTGGCTGATTCCGCTTTGAGCACGAAAAGCTTCCAGACCTTCAAAGTCTGATGCACTTGCCCCCTCAAAGGTGAAACCTTGTTCCCAGCCTTCACCAGACTGCGCGATGGCTCTAAGTGCGGCTTCTCCCAAGCCATCCTTGAGGGAGTCTCCTGCATCAACAAAAGTCCTAACTAGGACACCCTTATCCTCTTTTCCGGTATAGCGGTTGGGTCGATTTTGAGACGTCCCTTCCCCCATTTCTTCTGGACTGCGGCCCGTAGGCCCAGGCATGAAGTCAGGAGCGGCAGGAGCAGCAGGAGCGGGTGCTGCTGGAGTCTCAGGGGTAGGTGCAGGGTTGCTCTCCTGACTAAGGAAGAGAGCTGCCATACGAGACGTTAATCCGTACTGTTTTGCACTTTCGCTCAGCTTATTGAACGCATCCTTAATAGATTTACGTTCTTCTGGGGAGTTAAGGGAATCGTCAATAGCAGATACAACGTAATCCCCCACCCGGTTTAGATTCTCTGCGGCACCAGCTAAAGCAGAATTCTGTATGGAGTCTATAAAATCCTGGTCATAAGGAGACCCTAAGTGACTAGCAATTTTTTCAGCTATTTTGTACGAAGTTTCGAGAAATCTCTTTACTTTCCATATATCCTTTCTGGTTAGTGCGTCGGCCTCAGGAACCTCAGGAACCTCAGGAGCCTCAGGAACCTCAGGAGCCTCAGGAACCTCAGGAGCCTCAGGAGCCTCAGGAGCCTCAGGAGCCTCAGGTGCGTTCTGATCCACCTTCGAGAAGTAGTGAGCAAAGTCAGCAGCAGTTAGGCCCTCGCCCTCTACCTCCTTCACCAGGCTATCTGCAACCTTTGACTTTACTCCAGCAGGGAGTCCTGGGCTTTGTCCTGCAGCAAATGCCCGCATGACATTTTCTACATCCCCAGGCCGGAATACCTTCCTAGTCTTAGCAATAGCACTATGAATGAACTTTTGAGTCTCCTCAAACTTGTCTCCAGCGGCAGGTGCCTCTGGTTCCTCATCTAACGTGAGTTCTGGTGGTCCCTCTAGCTCGGGTCCCTCTTCCTCATCTAGAGTGGGTTCCTCCTCCTCATCTAACGTGAGTTCTGGTGGTCCCTCTTCTTCTAGCTCGGGTCCCTCTTCCTCCTCATCACCTAGCTCGGGTTCCTCATCCTCATCATCTAGAGTGGGTTCCTCATCCTCATCATCTAACGTGAGTTCTGGTGGTCCCTCTTCCTCATCCTCGCCTAGCTCGGGTCCCTCTTCCTCATCCTCGCCTAGCTCGGGTCCCTCTTCCTCTTCTTCCTCTAGAGTGGGCTCAGTGGGAATAGGAGCAGCCTCCTCAGGAGCCTCAGGAGCCTCTTCGGCCTCAGCCTCGGGGGTTTCCTCCTCTAAGTCCTGGGAAGCTAAATCGATGGCGTGATCGAGAAGGTCCTTATCCCAGTTTCCGTAGTTTAGTACTCCCTTAATGTAATTCGCGATCTCTTCCGAACTCTTGCCCGCCTCTGATAGTTTCCTTGCCTTGCCAACAAGGCCCATGTAAGTGGACTTGAGCACTGGTAGCCAGTTGGCGGGAACACCCTGCAGTAGCTCGATGATGTTTTTCTGGCTCTTTGTAAGGTGTCCTACTGGGTTATGAACAGCCAGCTCGACAGTCTTCTTCAGAAGCTCGGAGTCCAACCCCAATCCCTTTTCTTCAAGAACCTCCACTATGCGATCAACCGATACGTCTTTGCCCTCCTCCAGCATGTAGGGAAGAACGGCATCTTGCACAGTAGTGTAGGCCTTTTGTACATTCATCAAGGCTGAAGGATCCTGTCCCTTCATCAACGTGGTAATGTCTCTCCTCATCGGGCTCTTGGTTGAAGGCATAGGAGCTACGGTCTTCTCCTTCACCCCATACAGCGCGTCAAGGACAGCTTTCTTGCTAGAGATTAGCTTACCCTTTACCCTGTCACGTTTAGGTCCTGTCGCCTTGATGCCCTCAATTGCCTTTTCGACTGAAGATGAGATCTTACTCTCTGCCTCTTCTCTAGGAATGTTCTCCTGCTTAAGCGGAATGTACAGACGCTTATATGCGTAGTTTACCAGCACTTGGCTGGCCTCTTCGTGGTCTGGGTCCCATAGCTCCAGGACAATCCTAGAGTAAGCACTAGCATCCTCCTCTGGAATGCTGTTCTTTTCTGCTAGGTCATCAATGTCATCCTGGTTGAAGGGAGCATCTTTGCCCTTGCTACTACTACTGAACATGTGGGCGATCCCTTCTGTTCCCTTGTAGTTTTCAATCCCCTCGCTTTTGCTCAGACCGTAAAAGGCCATGCGCAGAGCGTCAAAGATGTCCTTGTTTCCCCTATTTTTGGGGCTCTCCATCAGGTTTGAAACCGCCCCTTGCCATGACAAGCTGGGATCTTTTTCTGCTTCCTCTTCGACCTGGGCAATGGCTCGAAGGACCATGTTGTAGGTCGCAGTAGCAGTTTCAATGTTAACCGGCCTGGGCTTCTCTCCCGCCTTCTCTGCCCGCGCCTCCTCTTGCTCCTTAGCCTTTGAAAGCCTGTTCCTTCTGATACTCCTTGTGACTTCCTTAAGGGTATCAGTAAGCTCCATACCTCCTTGACTGATTTTGTAGTCCCTGGCTGATGGGAAGGCATACAATCTCTTTAGAAGGGGAGAGAAATCCCACTTTTCGGTCTCTTCGTCGTACAGGTCTTGGTGTTCGTCCATGAACATCAGAAGACGCCCGAGAGCTTCCTTCAAAATATCGTTAGACTCAGACTGCTGCGACTGCCTGAGGTTCTCCTCTGTTGTTGCCGCCCCTAGACAGGAGGGTAGATCCAAGGAGCAAGCACAGAGGGGTCTGAACCTCTCATTCCCTTGACGTCCTTAAGTTGTTCTCTAAGCAGTTTTCTTGCCATGTTTTCGTCCTCTTCCTCTTCTTCCACGGGATAAGGAACGTGGAGAGGGCCTAGATCATAGATTCCTTCTGTGACCTTTAGGTCAGGTCTCTTCGTGTCAAAATAAGACTTTATTGCACGAAGAACGCCCGACACGTTGAATATAGATGCTGCCTCAGTAGAAGGAACAAAGTCGTGTATACTGTGGCCTGTGTACCGTCCCTTCCCTCCTTCCTTCGTGTACATATGGGAGTTCAGCTGGGAGATGAGAGCAGGCATTGCAGACTCTCTCTCCTCCGTGCTGAACGGGCTAGAGAGGCTATTCTGTATGTAAGAGAGGAGGTCATCGTACAGAGTAGTTTCCCTCTCAGTGCCACGTCTTTTACGGGATTCTTTGTTTTCGTACTCTTCCTCTTCCACAGTGTAAGGAACGTATAGAGAACTTAGATTGTAGACTCCATCCTTGTGCTTTAGATCGGGTCTCGTGTCAAGATAGGACTTTATCGCATGAAGAACATCCGACAAGTTGGATATAGATTTCTCCTTATCAGGAGAGGGGACAAAGTCATCTAGGCTGTGGCCCGTGTAGCCATCTCCCTTCGTGTACATATGGGAGCCTAACTCGGATAGAAGAGCAGGCAGTACCTTAATTTCCTCCGAGCTAATCGGGCTAGGCACGCTATTCTGGATGAAGGAGAGTAGGTCCCTATACAGAGTAGTTTCACCCTTAGACTCTTCAGGGACGAGATAGCTTTCCTCACTTGTGACGTCCTCAAGAGGAACAACGTAATCCCGAATGTAGGACGACTGCTGACTCAAGTCATCGTACTTCGGAGGCTCCTCTCCCTTCTCCCTTGCTTTTTCTGCTTCATCCAACCTTCGGTCAAACTCTTTCTGGGCTTCTTCCAGACTCTCGATGTACTCCTTCTGCCTTTTCTCAGACTCTGCTGTAGCTTCCTCCTGCCTCTTTTGAAGCTCTTTCCTTCTCTCCTCGTTCATCTGTAGGAACTCGGGAGTCTCTTGCTCTTTCTCCTCCTTCCTAAGAAAATCTTCGTGAGATGGAACTTGTGGAAGCTGTCCTTTATCTGCACGAGGAACAGAAAACATGTTGGCCAGCGCCGTCTCCTGGCCGTCATAGTTCTCTTCCACGTAGTTATGCAGCTTTTCCAGAATATTAACACGCCAATGCTGCGGTAGATCAGCTAGTACTGCGTTTTTGTCCCTGTCGTACCTGTCCTTGTCCTCCTGGTACTTTCTCTGCATGGCCTCCAGGCTTTCACTCTCACTCTTGTATTCGCCACGAAGAGCCATTAACTCCTCTAGGCGTTCCTCCGTGCTCTTTTCTCCCTCGACGTATGAGGCAGCCAAGGTTTTAATGTCCTTTGGAATGCGGCTCTGGCCTTTGAACCCAGCCAGAATCGACTTAAGGGTTTCCGTTACCTTCTCTGTTGCTTCGTCCCGTTCTGTTTTCGCTCCCTCTCTCTCGTTCTTAAGCTCTTGTACGGACTCAGACAGTTCTTGGGCAGCCTCCTTAAGCTCCTCTTCTGAGAAGTGTGTGAATCCTTCTACCTCTAGGTTCCCTTCCTCGTCATACACGTCCTCGTAGTCAGCTGCGATCTCTGAGACTATGTCTTCCCTTTTTTCACCAAGCAGCTTCTCTAGCAAGCTGTTCGCAGACTTGAGGGAGCGCTCATACTGCATTCTCTTCTTTCTATCGGACTCCTTTTCGCTGTTCTCGTACTTCTTGTTCTCTGCGAGACTTTCTAGGTAGGAACGGAAAGAATCAAGAGAATCTAGGCGTAAAAACTTGTTAAGAGCGACACGGGATTCGGTACTACGCTCTATTGCAGACTGGAGGGCTGCTCTGTCCTCCTCCTTGGTTGCGATGGAATCTCGGTCGTTACTTATGTAGTCAACTAGCTTTCTTGTGTTCTCTCTTTGTGCTCCCGTGTACCCTTCCAGCTCCTGAATCTTATCATCTAGATTCCTAATGTTCTCTTTTATTTCGGCACCATCGGTACGCAGGTCTTCACGTAAACTTTTGATCCTGTCTACTGTCTTCTTATTCTGTTTGTCATAGGCAGCAGAGGCCTTTTCTTCGGCCTTTCTCTCCTTCCTAGTTGCCTCGCTCAACAGCTTTCGAAGAGGTTGCCTGTCTCCCTTCGCTCCCCGCTGCTGTACCTCTTCCATTATCTTGTAGAAACGAGAAGCATCCTCCTCCTTCTTGAGAAGGAAATTGCTGTTCAGCTTCTCGATCTTGGCCTCTAGCTTCTCCCTCTCCTTGGCCTTCTTTCCAAACTCAGGAAGGGACTTGAGCTTCTCTTCAATTTCTTTTCTGGCTTGAGCCGACTCTGCATCCTCCTGTGTAGTGGGAGCGATTGACTTCTCCAGCCTGTTGAACAGAGTTATCTTTCGAAACTCTTCCTCACGGTCCTTTACCTTAACCGGCTCGATGAACTTATGGTTTACGCCATGTTCCTCATCCATGACGGACCTTCGCGCATCCCGTCCAAGCTGAGCAATTTGGTCCCTCTGTCTCCAGTCTTTAAGAATGTGACCATACCTGTCACGAAGGGTGGGCTGCTTTCGAACCTCTCTAAGCTTCTTTCTGAACGCCTTAGAGAAGGTGTCAAGAGCGTCTGCGTAGGTGTTCTTAATCCAGCGAAGGGCAACAGAGTCTTCGTTATCCTCATCGAACAGGGAGTACTTCTTTCCGTACTCCTTGGTGGCCATCTGTCCCAGGCGGTCATAAAGGGAAAGTGACGCTAGCTGCGCAATGGAAGCGTCATCAAGCTGCGCAGGAGCCTTCTTTCCTCTCTTGTACGGGAGATCTGACGTTCGGAAAGGTCCAGGGATAGTCCACACCCATCGTAAGATATTCTCCTGCTCAGGTGGGATCTTGGCATCCCTAAGAGTCTCGTTGAGAAGCGCCTCTGTCGCGAGATTCTTTTCCCCCTCGTTCTCCTTGTTGCTGTTCAGAGACCAAAGAATGGGGTCATCGGGCATGCTATCGCTGCCTCCCATATTCTTTGCCATGACACGGCTGAGGGGCAAGATAGTTTTTAGCAGGGAGTCCGACCACTCCTCATCATTCAGTTCTACCGCCTTTTGCATGAGAAGAGAGAGAAGTTTCTTGTACGCTCTTCTCTTCATCTTCTTGTAGGGACGGATGTCATCTCCGATGTTTAGCTTCTTCCGAATCTCCAAGTCGCTCAAAGCCACAGTCTCGGGGCTTTGAGTAGTAGAAACGCCCAGAGCGGAGCTTAGGTAACTTATCTCTTCGCTGTCAAGCCCTGAGTTTGGGTCTTTTAGTAGGCCAGCGATGACTCCGAGTAAGACCTTTGCGTTTTCTCGTGCCTGAGCAGCTTCTTCCTCATCCTCGATGTTAGAAACATCTGCACCGATCTGGTCAATAATATTGACCATGTCGGACTCCTCTCCTTCTCCGCCTACGTTTGCCTTTCCTTCGAGATCTTGTTGTCTAGTCACATTGACATAGTCGATGTAACTGATAGAGATTTCGTCTCCGCTGTTCTCGGAGGAAAAGTAGATGCGTCCCTTTGAGGCGTCCAGGATAAACTCATCCCTTGGCAATGACGTTACGTCAGGCACGTCAAGACCTGCTATCGTAACAGTTTCCCCAATCAGGCTCGTACTAAGAAGAAGGGACTTACTCTTTTTGACGAAAATGTAATCGGTTGCAGCTAGCCCTTCCTTGAACTCATGCTTCTTGGCATCACGATTCTCGACTACCTTCTTAAGTTCCTGACCGTCATCTAGTATGATCTTCAAGTCAAGATCAGCCCTATTTCTAATAGGGTCCCCGCTCCTTCGAAGAGAAATGTATCCCGTAGGTACCTTGTTCTCCTTAGGGGATGGCAGGACCTCAAACTGAGTCCCTGATGCCCTATACAAATTCCCTCCCCTTCCCTTGATGGTGAGGCTTCCTAGATCGATCTTTCCTGAAGGGAAACTAATGTAGCCTCCACCGTCAGGAATAATCGCTTCCTTGTTCATGGAGCGTGCAGTGCTGCCCTTTATAACCTCTTCCTTAAGCTTATTGTGTAGTTCTCTAAGAGACTTAACTGCATTACTTTTGACAACAGTTAGCAAGTTGAACTGCTCCCCTGTCTCCTCGTGAATAGCCTTTGGATTGTAACTAAGAACAGAAGACCTGAACACATCCATAAGCATGGAGTGTAGATTAGCCAGTGACACATTAGAGTCGTCAAAGACCCTACGTACCTTATTCCAGATCTTCTTCTTATCTGCGGCTTCTTCCTCCTCAGTCTTTGCTTTTTGTCCTGTTTGGTTGTAGTATGTGTAACCATTTGTGATGAGTCTGTTGAAGTACCCAGTGAAGTACTGGTACAAGTCAGCAGAATCACTATCCATCTTTTTCTTTTTCAGAGCTGATCTTGGAAAGGTAGGAGAATGCTTCTGGCGTTAACGTTCTGAAATCTGACATACCGGGTATGGCTGCCATGATGTCTGCATCTACTTTATTTTCGGTGGATCGGTATACCTTGTCTGTGATAATTGAAGCCAATGGCGTCATTACCGACATGTCAGGAACAACATTTTTTTCCGCAAACGAATAGGCCTTTTCTCTTGCTTCTGGCGTTGTTGCGTTCGATAGAAGGTAAGAAAATCGGAATATACTGGAGTCTTCGGGAAGCAGCGTAGTATCAGACGCATTAGAATTCCTGATCTCTTCTGCTTCGTTTATGATAAGAGGTATGATCTCATTCAACACCACTTCGGTGTCAGGGAACCGAAGAATGTCCATCCATAACTTACCTGCGGAGTCCTGGATCTTAACTACCCTGCGGATAGCCTCATCCTTCCTATCCTTCAATGTCTCCTTGCTGGAGTCATTGTCCTTACTTGGGGAGTACTTAACCTCCACCGTCTTTCCGTTGTCCTCATCTTTAAAAGAGAAGGAGGAAGAATCAGGATGGAACCTGTACTTTATGTCATGGGTCTTAGTTCCGTCTTCCCTTACTAGGGCTACAGAGACTTTGGACTTTGGCTCTACCTCGAAGTCAAGGTCTACTTTTCCATCTCTTACGACGTACTTTTTGGTTACCGTCTTCCACTTGAACCACTCATCCCCTAGATTCCAGGTTGATGCGGGCCATTTCTTCTTTCTCTTACCCTTTCCCTTTTTCTTTCCTCCAGTGTTGTCCTCCCTTTCGCTGTTACTGAGCGCCTCCTCTGAGGGAACATCTGTTCCTACCTCAGCGTTCTCTGCTTCCTCCTCAATTTCGAGGGTATCTTCCTCAATTTCGAGGGTATCTTCCTCCTCGGAACTGTCCTCTTCCTCCTGATAAATTTCCTCAGGATCAATCTCCTCATCCATGATGATGTCGTAGTTTAGGGTAACCTCTTCTTCTCCATAAAGGTCTCCACTAAGCTGTAGCCTAGTCGTTCCATCCTCATCCTCCCCTAGGATTGTGAATGAGTTAAGACCAGTTCGATCCTCCCCTTCTTCTGCCTCTACCACTGCTAGAAGGTTGGTCAGGTTCGGTGTCTCGGGATCCGGGGCATCGATAGTAAGAGAGTCAAGGTCTGCGTTAGCAGGAAGCTGCACAGACAAGACGCCGTCTTCATCTACTACTCCTTCCAAGGAGCCCGTTGCTTGAGAATCCTCATTGTCAAGTTCACCTTCCAGCTCACTTTCAGATGCGGTAATGACTTTTGTACGCCTAATGTTCTTCATAATCGAACTCTCAGTGTGAGCTTAAGTTTGGAGTGGGAGGAGGTGTTCCTCCAGCAGCGGGGGAAGAGGCAGGTTCGTTAAGGTCAAGGTCTGGGGCTTCATCCCCAATTCCTTCCTCTTCCTCCTTGTCTGACCCTACTTCCTTTCCAGGAAGGCTGTGGGAGACAGGGGTGGTCTTTTCCTCTTTGTGCGCCCGTCCTGCTAAGGTGGCCAACATCTTTCCTAGTTCCTGCACCTCGGATATCTTTTGAGACTCCTCCTTGAGAAGTTCAGATAGCTGACCAAGAGCCGATGCCTTGATCCCGGGCAAGTCCTGTTCATCAACAGATAGTATCTTCTCTAGCTCCGCTCCTGCCTCGGTTAGCTTAGACATTAGGCTGTCTGACGTCTCGGCAAGTGAACTGACTATTTTCTTGAAGGGGTGTTTCTTAGGAAGGGTTCGCATCAACACTAGGAACGAATCCGAGTTGTCTTCTAGTTCCGATAGGGCAGAATCCGCTTTATCGAACTTTTTCGTAACAGGCGCATCGACTCCGTTTGGGTAGGAGTTCGCAATAGCATCGATCACCCGAGCTACCCGGGGCCTAATCGCTACCGGAGACCTTCGCTGTACGGTCCTCAGCTTGTTCAATACAGACATTTCTCAGCTTCCTGATGGAAAGTCGCGATTTACAGAGATGACGTCACTCCTGTCGGGTGGTCCACTCTCCTGGTCATACGAGGGTCCTTTAGTGTAAGGACCTGTAGGGCTGCCATTGCTTGGGGCATTCTTCATCGGATTAGTGACAGAATCTGCGTTCCTGTCTTCTGGCATATCGTGAACTGGTGCAGTAACGAGTTCAAACCCTTGGATTGAGGTAGGAAGCTCCTTTTTTAGAGTCTTTGGCATCGTACTGTGAACGTATAGAACAGTCTCTCCCTTTGGTCCTAGGGAACTCCTAACGTTCTTCACTCTCGGGTCACCCTTTGTCTTTTTCTTTAGCCTCGTNAGTGCTGACTCTATATCATTCTCCTTTTCTGACGCTGGAGGCTCCTCTTCCTTTCTGCTAGGAGAACTATTGAAGGTAAGTCCTGGGGCCGTCTTCTTTTTGACGTCATCTAGTACTTCCATATCGGTGTCATCCTTGTCGCCTTCAGAATCAACAGCAATATAGGTGTCCTCCCCTTCCACAGACGGACCATGCTGCTCTTGCATGGGAGGAGCCATGTCCATCGGAGGAGCCATGTCCATCGGAGGAGCCATCATGTGAGGCATATCCATCGGAGGTGGAGTCATTTCGGGAGGGTCTGAGGGGATATCACCAGGGAAGCGACCAAAGGGTGGAGGGTCCATCTTATCACCCCCAAAGGCTTCTGGTTCCATGGCTTTAGGGTCAATTCGAACCAGATAAACTGTTCCTTCTCCGTTGTCCTTCACGTATCCAAATGCGTTCTCCGTGGGAGGCATAGCACTTGAGCCGCCCATCGGAGCGGGCATGGGAGGAAGTTCTGCCTGGGGTGCTACCGCATCCTCTAGCGCCCTCTGTGCCCAGGGAGGAAGGGACCCAGAAGGGGAGGGAGCCATCGTATTTTCCAATACCTTCTTCAGCATGGGGTGAGGAGAGGTCGAACCCCCGCCACAACCGCAGCCCTCTCTAATCCATGGAGAGGCGATGCGAATCTCCTTGCCAGTGTCTAAGCTTCGAACGATGTACGAAATCTTCGATGCCTTTCTCGTCTTTCTTCCTGCTACACGAACAAGCTCCACCTTTACGCTAGACCCCGTATCAGGATCAATCGTAGACCAGTGTGCCCCAATGTCTGGGATGATTCCAATGGCGCCACTTGCGTAGTGCATTACGTCTGTCTTCAGCGCCACAAGGATGTGAGCACCCACCTTCAAGTGGTCAGAAACTTCCTCAAGACGAGAACGAAGGGCATCTGTCTCAGGAAGCAAGGAAGCTGCCCTTTCAAGGTTTGATGACGCCTTTATGCTGTAGGTGCTGCGTGCTACCTTACTCGTTGTTGGAGCGACTGGGACGTAGGTTAGCGCCAGCCGTGCGGAAGACGACCGAAGGAGAGGAAAAGAGTTCCAGTTGTACACCCCGAAATCCTTTTCAATTGGAGTTTCGTTGTCTTCCATCAGCTCAAAGATTTCAATCTTGTAGTCGAACTCTTCCCTGACTTCCTGCAGGAAGAAGTTGATATCTTCCTCCTTGTCGAAAGGTACATCATAGGTGAAGTGCTTCGTCTTCTTGGCATTCTTCTTACGAAGGAAATCCCTAAACTCTGGGTCTCTTACTGCGTTCGCAGTAAATGTTACGCGAATTACAGAACCTGCAATCTTACGTGTTGCTGCTTCTCTTGGCATCTGTTCACCTTTGCTTAGCATCTCAATCAGAACGGGGTCTGCAGCGACGATATGTTTTCCGCTTATAAGGACGGGTTCATCCGCAACAGTATATACCCTGTAGTCGTAGGTTCCCTTTCTATCCGAGCGAGAATAGCTCGATAAAAGGTCCTCTAATCTGTCATCAACGATATTCCCGTAGTAAAGAGCACCCGTTCTTCTCTCTGCCTCCAGGAATAAACTGCGAACAAAAGGATCTGTTTCTGCTATTTCTTCCAAAGAAGCTAGTAGTTTTTTGCTGCTTATTTTCTTGATTCCGTTAACTAGGTTCGCTTCTTTCAGCATAATGAAGCTCTTGCACTTAACGTAGCTTCCTCGACTACGGTCAAAAGAAGGGCACTCTTCTTTGTTGAACCGACAGAAAGCAAAGTGATCTGTTAGCCTGGTTTCTCTCTCTGGTAACTGGTGATCAGGGCAGTCGTCTCTTGCCACTTTCCAGTTGCCCTGCGCCCCCATGTAGGCAGGGATTAGACCCTCTTCTTTGACATAGTACTGCTTGATTCTGTCGTTGGCGTCCTCAACCTTCTGCGCTGCGAAGTGGCTAGACCTTCCTCTGAGTAGGGAAGACACTTTCAGCAAGATACTATGTGCAGACTTCTCGTTGGGCTTAAGCCTGTTGATTGCACGACCAAGAAGGGTATCCGTCTTCTCGAATCCCTCTTCCCATTTCCCTACGACTTCCTTTCGAATAACGGGCCAGAAATCGTCCAGGTACTTCCAATAGTTTCCTATGCTTTCCAAGAAAGAGGACGTCTTGGGGCGACCAACAGAGTTCTTTCTCACTTCCCCTAGAGTGTAACTCCTCTGTTTTTCGCATTAGATTTGTGTAGGACTTTTTGACCTATGTCTACTGCATAGTCCAACGCCATCCTTAGTTCTTCGTCATCCGCCTCAGGAGAAGAGACTGCCTCTACTGTGGCGGCGCGAATACGGTCAAGTAGGTTCAACTGAGAGCTAACCTTGGGCAACAGGCTATCCTCGTTGATCATGTTCCAGAACTTCTGCAGGTTCTCCAGATCGTCTTGGTATCCAACGACCACGGAGGCTAAAGTCCTCACTCTAGCTCCTATGCTCCTACTTACTAGATCTAGCCACTCACTCTCGGAGGCCCCAAGAAATGCAATCGCAAGATCTTCCTTCTTATCCGTAATAGGCATCAGAGTTCCAGCAGAAGGAGTTTGGCCTCTGCTATTCTACCCTGCTCAAGCAGTGGGGCCAGCGGAGATGGAGTAGGACCCTCATCTACCTCCCGTAGTGCCTCTGCTTTCTTATAGGCAGCGGTTCCTGCTGTAAGTGAGGAGAGGAGGGATCGGTATCCGCTTTGTACTGCGGCTTGTTTCTCTGCTCTTCGGTAGTCTGCTGAAACTCTTCGTATGAGGCTGTCTGCCATCTCTCTCGTTCCTAGAAGGAGATCCATGTTCAGTGACAGATAGTCTCCCAACTTCGAGGAAAGGTCAACTGCTCGCATGTCTTTCAGAAGAACAGCATCCGGCCCCAGTGCCTTAATTATTGAAGAAACGACCCTTTCTCGTAGATTTCTAGCCTCTGGGCTCTGGTAGATGTCTGCAGAAGACAGGGCTTCCTTGACCTTGTGCCCAAACTCCTCCCAGCTTTGCTCCCCGGCGATCTTAAGAAGCTCAATGGCATCTTCTACGTGTCCGCCTTCGAGAAGCTCTCTTGCTGTATCATCAAACTTTGTGTTGGACATGACTAGTGTGCTCGCTGTTCCTGCGCTAGGTGGTCCTAGATAAGGAGAAACTCCTACGCCTCCCCCTGTCTCCCCACTTCCTTTGTCTTGGCCTTTTACTCTTTTCTTATACTCATCCTTCGCTTTCAGTGCCCTACTCTTCGCTCCCTTAGGCCAAAGGCGACACTTGATGACAGTAGCGTTAGGATCCTTCGTTTCCTTGCTATACTGAATTCCGTTTTCATTAAGGCTGTCAAAGAATGCTTTTGGGTTGTGATTACGAGGAACACGGAACTCGATCATCGTGACCTTAGTCCCAGGGATAGAAGGATCATCCACAACCCCCGAGTTCATCAGGTTCATGTGATGCCCCTTAAGGAGCTTGGCCGCAACCGACCTAATGTCTACCGGAGACGTCATCGTTTACCTTCTAGTCTTGTTAAATAACTCGGAGAGCTGTTTAAGCCTCTCTTCTTCATCACTTATTTCCTTGATTTTTTCAAGCTTATCCGTCACTTCTTTCTCCTCTTTCTTCGCTTCTGCTATCTCCGTCTCAGCTTCCTCGTTCACTCTTTCTATGTCTTCGTCTAACTTCTTCTTCTTATTGTCTCCTTTTACGTCTAGTTTTTTGGTCTTCTTGAGCTTACCGGCTAGAAAAACCACGGAAAAGGCAACAGCCCCTGCTCCAGCCAGGTACTTCCAGTATTTTTTAAGGAGTTCCGGCTTGAACTTAAGCAAAAGAATAAGAACTAGAATAAGGAGAGAAAACAGCGCTATTAGGTAGATAGTGGTCATTATACGAAAATGGGCTCAAACGTTGGGGTGGCTTTAAGGCTTTCCTCAAACACTCCTTCAATCCAAGAATGGGCAATAACATCCACTAATGTTCCCGCTGTTTCCAGTAGAAGCTCGTGGGAGGTCATTCCAGAATCCAAAGCTACGGTCATAAACGTGTGGCATAGCAGTCCCTGAGGAGCAACTACCTCGTCCACAAGAACAGTAGAGAACGATCCCGTAAGTAGTGGATCATCGCTTATTCCAAGGTTTAGGATGTGAGTGATTTGGACCCTCAGGGCATCCGTAGCTGACGTGTTTTTAACGAACAGTTTAGGACGCAGAATAGGAGAAACCGGAAGGTTTGTCTCAATCTCTGTCGTTATGGTTTCTCCAGGAGTAACCAGTCGATAGGGGTAGAGCTGCTTTACGGGTACTAACATCAGATATTCTCAGCGAGTTGTGCGAGGCGATTCGCAAGCGCCTCTAACGTATTGGAATATGGATCTATATTCCTAATCCTACACAAGCGTTCGAAGTTGTTTTTTGTCCACAGTCCACTGTGTCGTAAGATCCTTCGACTCATAGATGCTGTCAGCATAATGCTTTACTGTGTATCGCCAAACCGAAGAGGCGTCCGGGTTCAATGCATTTGGTGGGTTTTTGTATGAGGGTGCAGGTTTCATAGAAGCTCCTCGTCAACTCTCTTCTTACTTCGGAGTTCTCCATTCAAGTCAGACCCCGTTCCTACTTGACGTTCGATGGGTAGATAAGGAGTTTCTCCCTTAGTTACTGGAACAGTCTTCGCTAAGAATACGGGCGGAGGTCCTCCTGATAGTGACTCGAATGTAGATAGTTCAAGCCGTACCTGCAAATTCGTGATAGCAGGAGGGTGGCTAAACTGAAATACGAAATCTCCTAGCCCCTCTGGTCCGTTTCCAAACCTCTTGTCAAACAGTATCTCTCGTATGAGATTTCCTCGGTACAATAGCTGGCATCTTCCTGCTTTGACAAGTCCGGGGAAGCCTAACTCCAGGGTGGGGTCTACAACGAAGGCGTACACTAGAACCGTGTCTCCTGTTTCCTCATACTCCGCCCTCAAGTCAAGGACGAGTTCTGTGGGAGACACAGAAGGCATCAGAGGCTACCAGTTGGAGCAGTGACCGTAGTTCCCTGGGACCAAGTTGACGTAATCCGGTTTCGGAACAGCACTGTTTCCGGTATACTCACCAGCAGAGGAACTCTTACCACGTTAGTGTCTGCTCCTGCGTCATAGGAGTACGTTATGGTTAGTTCGTAGTTGGAGAAAGCTGCAGCTGTAAGGTCAAGGGAGCCCGAGTACAGGAAGGCGCTTCCCGGAACCAAGGACAGCGTTATCTCCCCAAGGGTCCCTAGACTCAGGTCCTTCGCGAGCAGACCAGTAGTTGGATCCATTCTAAAGATGGCGCACAGTGGGTCTGCATCGGGTGATATTAGACTGCCATCTGTTCGCCTAGTGACTGTGGACACAGCTACAAACTGTTGATCCTTGTGGGTAAGTATGAGACTCACGACTGCCTCCTAGGAGCGGGCTGAAGGTCTTCATCCTCAATCCTGTTCTTGATTCCTCTCGTAAGTCTTGACTTGTGAGATGCATCCTCGATCTGCTTGTTGACCTTGGTTATGAAGGCCACCAGATCATTTTTCTTTTTTGCCACACCATAGATAGAGAACGGAGTACTGAATGTGTACATTGCTCCCTTTCTTACCTCTCTTAGCAAGGGAGGAGCCCCCATAAGTCGCTCCAGGTCAGAAGAGTTAGCTCGTAGGATTCGAAGAAGCTCCTTCGTAAAGGTTGTGCCATTTTCTCCTTTGACCTCTTCTCCTTCCACATGGTGAGACCAAATTATCATCATTCGATAGTCTTGGTCGAAGTCAACGAATCCAGAGAACTGCGTGCTCTGGACAGGGGTAACCATCATCTTGGTCAACATGCCAGGAACTTTTTTGTCCACAGAGAAGGAAGCAACGGGGCTTCCCTCGTCCTCCTCCGCCAGCATTCCAGAAGGCAAACGAACCAAGTTCATCATGTTTCCATCGCTACTCTTTCTGGCTTCCTGAAGTGCTGATCGGTATGAAGCGAACTCTTGGTACCCTTGAGCGGACTTATGTCCTCGAATCTTGAAGGCCTTGGCATAGTTGTCAACTGAGGAGATGAAGGAAGAAATGATCTCTAATGTCTCGTCTAGGCTCCGATTTACGATTCGACCTTTCCTAAGCGTTACCAGTGCGTCATCAAAGAGTCCAAAAGCCAGATTAACGGTGGTGTCTTCGGGAAGCTCCCAAAACCCTTCTTCTTGCTCATACGGGCTTAGGTCGTACGACTTGACAGGGACTAGCTCTCCTTCATTATCGTACTCCATTTTTTCTGTATCGGTTTTGGCTACGACCTCAATATACCCATATCGTCCAATTTTCGCAGACCGAACAACGAGGTCGAGTCTTTGCTTGTAGGGGTCATAGTCCATCCGTTCCCTAAGTCTGTCTAGCGCCTCGTCTGCTTTATTCTCACTTCCAAGAGGGAGTAGTATCTCTGAATGTATTGGGGGAGGAATGATGTCAACAATCCTTGCCCTTCCCCTGTCGAATGCGAGCAGACTGTTATCAATGGCAGGCCCGCCATTCTGCTTCTCGTACTGGTCAGCGAGATCCTTTAGGAGCTTCTTTCCCTTTCCACTTACGGCCCATATGCTAGCAGAACTAAGGTCTTCGTAGTTTCCTCTGTCATTGACTACGCTGAAGTTGCTTCGGTCGATTCCGTACATAGGAACTCTAACCACTCCAGGAGAGGTCTTCGTGGTTATGTTGATTGAGTTCGAGAGTTTGTCGTATACCGCATCTAGTTTCTTCGACTTGATCTTTAGATCACTGGCAGGGGAAGAGTCTACGTTATACACATCCTTGACGGACTTCTCAATGTCGGACAAGATATTAAGCTCTGGCTCACCTACGGTGACTAGAAGTCCCTGAGAATCGTGTTGAGCGTCCTCCTGAGCTATCATCTGTCGGAGTTTGCGGAGGGGAGCAGACAGGGCTCCAATGTTAGGCGGAGTACCTTCGTCGGGCACCATAATAGGCTTTCGGTGCGCCATCTCCATAGCGGCCTTTGTCTTTGGGAACTTGTACCCCTTTCTCTCGGCGCTGATTAGTAAGTCATGAGTCAAAGTGATGGGGTCCTTTGTACCTAGAGGAGGTGCCTTGCCCATCATTCCCTGATAGTACAGGGTTAGAAAGATGCGCAGCAGAGGAGAGTCCAGAATATCCATTCGGACTAAGGTTGCTGCTTCATCCTCATTTTCGGCAAGCACCAGGTGAGCAAGACGCTTAAGCCTTATTGCGTTCTGCTCTAGTAGGAGTTTCGCGTTCATCAGATCTCACCGTGAGTCTTGGGCTTGATAGAGGACCACTCGCCTAACGAGTACCCGTCCTTTGTAAGTTGATCGAACAACGCCTTGAGCTTTCTAGATGCAGGACGAGACATAGAGTACCCGTCTGCGCACAGCCCGTTTGAAAGCTCACGTATGGACCGCTTCAGCACGTTATTTGCGTGCATAGAATAGGAACTCGTAGGAGTCTCCTCATCGTAAGGAGCCTTCTCTGACCTATTACACTCCCCAAGCCAGAACTTAACAGCAAGGGACCACTGGTCTTCTAAGCTCCTTGGACTTAGGATGATCTTTCTCTTGTCCTTGTTGCGCAGCACCTTGTTCCAGCACCTTTTTCCCTCTTCTGAAGCCCCCGCTGGTGGCTTGTTGAGCTTGGGCCGTTCCCCCTTTGCTGCTTCAACGAGCTTTCCCTTTACGTCTGGACTCATGGCCAAGGCTTCTTTGATCACTCCTACCACATCTTCTGTCGAGGACGAGGCTTGGAGGTTCATAGGCATAAGGGGACGATTAAGAAACCCCTTCTCCTTCAACCACGAAGTAGAGTCCTCTAAGTCATCTGGCTTCCATACCGTAGCAATCGCCTCCTGCAGATGGCCAAGTCCAACTTTGTTTTGGATATACATCTTGGCCATGTTTCGGATGGAGTTGTCATCCTTTGTTCCCAGCAAGCGTAGTCTAGTGAGGAACTGATTGTAGTACTCTATCGGGAGTACCTTGAATAGCTTAAGCCAGGCAGAATCCTCCTCTAGGATGGCCCAAAGGAGATCCTTAGGGGCATACAGTATAGCCCTCTTTTGCTCGTCTAGAGGAAGGGTTTTCATCGGTTAAGGTTCCAATACATTTCGAGGTCAGACTCGTGCTCCCTCAAATAACTAGACATCTTTTTTAGTCTCTTAGGCGAGGTATGCTGGATCGTTCTTTTCACGGCAGAAAGAAGAAGATTGGTCATCTCATAGGGATCGGCAAATCCGGCTTCTATGAGGCGGTCACTGACATATTCTTCGGCGGAGAGGAAGGAGTTGGCTGCCTTTCCACGAAGTTTCAGCTTGTCGAAGGAGGCTGAAACTTCTTGTCCTCCTCCTCCTCCTCCTAACTTCTTCGCCAAGATATTCCCAACAAGGGATCCAAGCTCCTGCCCTAGGCGAGCCCAGACGTCATCAGGAACCATCTTTATGGCCTTCATAAGAAGCTCTACTGCCCTGCCTGCCGTCTTCATATTAGGAACAATTAGAGAGGCTGTGTGCTCCTTCGCAGTGGGAATCACTTCTTCCTCAAGATCGGCCCGTAGAAGGTCCTGTATCTTAGAGGATAGAACGATAAGCTTAACCGCTTCCTTTTCTTCTTCGATAGTCATATTCGGTCCACCAGATCTTGTGCTTTTTGAAATGTTTTAGCTTTGGGGTCTACGAGTCCTTCGGACTGCACAGACTTTGAGTAGGTTGCAATGTCACTGAAAGTACCAGGACTTCCGGGTCCAAAGGCGTCTACGTCTTCTGGCTCCTCTTTCTCCGCTTGCTCGGAGAAGTCCAAAAGTTTGGCGAGCTTATTGGATGCATCCAGTACACCACGACTCTCAGCCTCTCTTCGAACGTAAGAAAGTTTCTTCTTGGAAGTAGAGGGGAACTTCTGACTGGTTACCCGGTAGTAGATATCAAATATCCCTCTACCCATGTTCGTTGTTTCGATTACGGACAAGACTCGCTCAGAATTCCTGGAAGAGAACATGATCTCGTCGTTCTCTAGGCCCTCAAGCATCCCTTCTCTTCTTGTGTCTCGTAGCCTAACTTTCAGATGGTTGTTCTTATCTGACTTTACCTTGACGGGTACTGTAACATCGCCAATCTGTAGATGAGGAGAAACTGACGCTGTCTTTCGGTGTCGATGCAACTCTATTTCAACTGGAGGATCTTCTGCGTTGAGAGTGACATGACCCACTGTCCAAATGACAGGAGTAATCGGGACGCCCTGCACTGGGGTCTTGACATATTCTAGGGTCACATGTGGGTTGAAGTTCTTGTGTATGAACTCCGTACTTGCCAGGCCTGGAAGATGGTACTCAAGAAGGTCCAGTAGAGTGTCGTGGAAGTCCATTAGACCCTGGCTTTCTGCGAGAGCCACCCAAGGATAGGTTCCATCCTTTTGCTGATTAGGAAAGGTGAAAGACCTTTCTAGGCGCACGTCGAAACTTCCGACTCTTCCCGCTGCCTTCTTGATCAGCCCTTCGACTTCCTTTCCTTCCTCTTTTGTAATCGACGGGGAAATGCGCGACGGTGATATGCGGTTCGTACTCCAGTGAGTCAGATAGGGGAAGAAAGTTTTGAATGTTAGTCGGTACTTCGATCCCAACAATTGCGCTAGAAGACGCTGCTGCATACCGATCAACACTATTGGCCTTCGAGGGGACAATCATCATAAAGCTAAACTCTGCGTCCTTGTAGCTGCTGAATGATCCTCCGGTTGGGATCTCCGTGACCCCATCGATGACCCCAGTAACTTCTTCACCAACGACCTTGAAGGTTACACTGGACCCTACTTTAGCCCTCATGTAACGATACACATGCTCATTCCTGGCTTGTGCCGCTTCTCTCTCCTCCTTGAAGACGAAGGTGACGCGAAGTCTTGTTCTTTTGGNGCGCAGTCGAGACAAGCATCCCAATAAAGCTTTGCTCACCAAAGCTCATGTGCACGCTTTGACCTCGGTACGACCCTAGTATCCTAGAAGCCGACTCCGCGTCATTAGCTGTGTCAGCGGTGCGAAAGAGAAACATGCTACTTCTCGATGCAACGGTGCACGATCCGATTTAGACCTGCACACCATCTCTTGCACATCCCCGCGTTTGGGGCGTAGAATGTACGGTTGTCGAACGTGTAGGCCCGAATACCGTCAATACGATACTCGTCAAGAACCATTGTATTGTCCTCGCTGCTTCTTGTTTGGGACTTCTCCATTCCAAAACCTTCCACCTTGGCCCAGGTTACCGGCTTGGGAAGGCTCATGTTCTTGCCTGACTTACGTGCAAGTTCTTTATTCTTTGGCTTTAGCACGTAGGAATAGCACTGCTTGCTGTTAAACATCGAGGACAGGAACTCTGTTCTCTCCTTGGTGAGACCCTTAGGTGGCCTTGAGGAGATAAGCATGCACAAGGAGCCCAGACACATGACCATGTCCTTGTCTGTGGGCGAGTCCAACTGAGCAGGGGCGGGTGGAGCTTAGGGAAGGGGAAACCTTCCCGCTTGGGGATGTCAGGTTGAACCGATATCCCTCTGCCGTGAGGGCGCTCTTGAGCCTCATAAGAAGACGGAAGGCTCTTGTGTTCTGATCGTAATCCGTACGCTCATCCATATGCGTCTGAATGTCGTCGAAGGCATTCTCCACGGCCTTGTTGTACTTCTTCTTCTTCTTGGCCTTGGGCTTCTTCCTCTTTCCAGCTATGACCAAAAGTCTCGCAGCTATCTTATTCGCTGTCATCTTCGCTACTCCCTGCAACGATATCCATGCGGAGGTCTGTTATTACTTGCTGAACCTCTGCACGCCGCTCTTGGCTGCGCACGTCCGCTGTACGAACCGAGGAGAAAGCCTCCCCTACAGAGGGGCTGGACTCCATTGACGTGATAATCTCTTCGTACATCCGATGAATAAGGGAGGAGTCGTTCTCCTTCGAGGAAGCGTATGCGATAAGCTCTGCTCCTAAGAGGGCGGCAGAGGCCACAATGGCTTTAGGGGACGTTCCTTCGGAGTCCTCGACTAGAGAACGCAAACGCTCTAGTTTATCGAACTTTTGGTAGGCAAGAACTACCCTCTTCTGTAGGCCAGAATCCATTTTAGTGCTCCAGTATTACGCCATATTTGCTGTATCGTAGGGTACTGTTCCCAAAGAGCAGCAGCACAGTGAGAGGTTGCAGTGCAGACTTAGGTAACATGAAAAAGGCACCCGGTAATACTTGTAATCAAGGTTCAATATTTAGCATCCATTTGGCTTGCCCACAGTCCCAAACCTTGTGGCATCCCTTTTTGTATCCAGCGTTTCTCCTGAACCTCATTCTGTGATATGAGTTACCCTTTCCATCCGTCCACGTAAAACTCAAACTAGCGTTCTCTAAAGTCCACCCAAGGTTCGACAGATAAGTCCCGTCTCCATAACGAAGGTCCACAAACGTCTGAACCTTTTTAGGCTTCTTGTCCTTTATCGCATGCGCAAGGAGCTTGCTGTACCCTCCTACGACCGAGATGCCTAGGCATAGAGCAGAACCTACTGACGTTCAGTATCCCGTCTTTTATGGACTTGAACTTCACCTGTAGAGAAGAGACTGCCTCATCCTTGTAGAAAAGAGAGTACACAGTACCTTGGCCCTTCCCCATTAGATGATACTTTTCGAACATAGCTGGACTGTCCTGTGCTACTTTCGTTTTTCTAGCGAATATTCGGGTGTTTTTCCCCAGGAAGTTCAACAGGATGGAGCGGCACACTTCTGGTTTGTTGTTCAACTCATCTTCCCTAAAGAAGAAGGAGCGGTATCCTTGGGGCAAGGTAAGCTGCCCGTTTCTTCTCATGGTACCTTTTGTCCTTTATTATGGCGTCAGAATGCCAAAATAGTCCGTCACACTCAACTACTAGCTTCTTGTCATGGACAACGATATCCGGGATGTACGATGTACCTGCAAACTTCCGATTTCTTGTGACCTCCAGGCCTTCTTCTTCGAGCCACCGAGCTACTCGGTTCTCCAAGGTCCAGGACGCAGGACTGTAATCCTCTAGGAGATTTATGGCCTCCTCTTCTGTCCTTCCCTTAAGAGCTACCAGAACTGTGGAGTAGGACGAACCGATTTTCTCCGCACACTCCCTCTGCGTCATCCCCTCTATCAGAGTCATCGTTCCATTTCGAACTCTCTTCTCGACTACTTCTGCCTGGCTAGGAAAGAAAACCTTAATCGGATCCTCCTGCAGACTGGAAAATATCCAAGAGGAAGTGTGAGTAAAGGTTCGTCCGTTTCTGGTGTCCAGCACCTCTAGCAGGATGTCCGACGATTTGTCGCTTTTGGAGGCGCTGAGGAGCGTGAGATGAGGCGCGATAGCCTCCAGTCGTATCCCAAACGCCTCCTGGCTGCTCGCTGGAGGCAGCCCTAGCCTTTGGGAGAGCCGTCCTCGGCTTACTCCCTGTTCCTTGGCTATCCTCGACAGGGAGACGCCCCGTGACCACTGATGGATGAGACCCCTGTCCTCCTCAGACCTGCCCTCAAGTAGCTCCTCTAGCGTGCTTGCCTTGGGCTGCTTGACACTAGAGATCAAGTCCCCTGACAGCATGACGCGGTTCTCGCCCTTCTCTGTATCTAGGAAATGCAGGTAGACTTGCTTGTTTCCTCCCTCCGTATGCCTGACTTCCTGGCGAGTAATATGAAGATGAGGAGCTAACAGGTTTAACTTGAACTGGAAGATCCCGGGGTCCCCTTTTGCTGGGATGCCAAGTTCCTTTCTTACTCTCCGTGTTGGGATTCCCAACTCCCTACCAAGATTTGACAGGGTTTCTCCTTTCGCCCACGAGTATAGAAGAGACTTCTTTTTCTCTAAGGCTAACTTCATTGTACCTTCTTGTTTACAGCGTTAACGAGAAAAGGGCCGCCGAAGCGACCCTTTTCCATTTGTTAGCAGCTAGTTAGCTGCCGCGAGGTCAGACTCGGATTCCACGGTCGCATGCGCGCCCGTTAACAATCACCTGTCCCTGGATCTGCTCCATGAACCAGCCACGAGCAGGACGCCCGAGGTTGTACTGGTCGATGGCACGGGAGTCCAGTTCCTTACGCTGCGTGATGGTTCCCAGGGTTACTGGGGAAGCCGTCACGTAAACCTCACCAGGCTGAAGAACCTGCAAGGTCTCGTAGCGGAAGCCGTCCGTGATGATCTCCATTCCAAGCATTGAACCAAGTCGTCCCTCAAGGATCAACTCGTGCTTGTGAACCTGATCCCACCAAGCCACGAAGTCCGCATCCGCGATGATGTCATCCCAGATATCCCAAGCAATCACCATGGTGGCTGCGTTGGTTCCCCAGCGGTTGACCTGCGTACGCAGGGTCGTAAGCACTGAGGGGTTGAACGTGGTGAACAGAACGAGGTCGTTGAAGGTCGTTGCTGCGCGGTTAAGCAGGGCACGGGTAAGAACATCCTCGCGACGAAGAATCGCCTCAAGTCCGTCCTGGAACTTCTCATCGAGAATATCCGTGGAAGCCTGCTCGATCTCCTTATCCTCGATAAGGATGTTCGCAGCAAGGTAGAACTCAGCCGGGTAGACCCAGGTCTGACGAATGCGCTGCTCGCGAATCTTGACGTCCGAGGTAACCTGGAACGCCAAGACATCCTTACGACGGACCTTCACTCGGCCTGTCTGTCCCTTGGAGAGGGGCGTAACAGCCAAGAGACGGCGGCTAAAGCCTTCACGGCCCAGAGTCTCCCAGATTTCCTCGGAGATTACCTCTCCTAGGACCTGGAACTTGGAGCCGCTCTTGTCGTAGTATGCCTCACGAAGGGTTGCGAGGCGCTGGTTTGCGTCAGCAACAGAGGAAGCAGTCTTTACGTCGGTGCGGGACTGTTGAAGTACGTTACCGATGACCTGCATCAGCTCTTGCGTCGAGCTAGCATTAAGCTCTCCGTTTGCGCCGTATGCGGGACCAGCGGACATTCTCGTACCGGAAGCCGTTCGAACGCCGCCACGCACACCATCCTGAGAGGCTGCGGGAACGTCAGGGGCATTTCGCATCACCTTGATGCCGGGACCTGAAGCGTATGGGTTTGCCATTTCGTTTTCTCTTGTTAGAACAAAGTTGTAGTGGTTGTTAGACTGGTTTTTGTTTGGGAGAAAACTTGTGATTTCCTTAAAGTAAACTCAGACTCGCTTCGATTGGGTCCCTAATGAATACATCAGGGTAAGACTATAGGGTTAACATAATGTTGATAAAGATTAGTATCTTACTTCTCAGAAGACGTAATAGTCAGGAGAGTGCATTTTTTCCAAAGTATTGGATGTCGGCAAGGTTCATATTGAACGCAATGGCATCCAAAAATGCAGGCCCAACTGCCCTGATTCCCTTAGGATTCAACTGACTTGGCGTGATGACAACGGGCTTTCCTACTTTGGAGTCTGACATGAGAGGGGTGACTTCCACACTGAACGCGGCATAGTCTGTGGTCACTAGAGTCAGGGCCATTCCTGTTCCTTTCTTCCTAGACCCGTAGTAGTTCCTAGCCGCAAACTCATCTTGGTAGTGTCCTGCTTGGTATCTGTTGCTCTTTATTGTGATCGCCATTTCTTTCTCCTTGTCATTCTAAGATAACCAGGCAAGAAATAGTACAGTAAGGCCAACCGACAAAAGCCCCGAACTTTCGTTCGAGGCTCTTGTCTGATGCGACTACGAAAGTCGCTTAGGGTCAGCTGGCGAGATGGTACTTGATACCAAGTCGTCCGTCCGCCACACCGGGAACCTGAGAAACGAAGCCAAGCTTGACTCCGCCTGCTGCCGAAGTAGCAAGGCCGCCCGCACCGGAGAGTACATCGTCACCCACCGCGTAGGCTTGAGTGGTGTCGTACATCGTGGTGAAGATCTCACCCTCCTGACAGCCCACAGCAACCGAGGAGAACAAGTCCTGTGCTCGGTTGTTGATGGAGCGCTCGTGCTCGGTCGCAAGGACCTCCTCAAGCGTGGGCGTGTAACGGTAGGTCACCCGAACAGAGTCACCTGCGTTAAGCGGATCGAAGGTCATAATACCCTGCGCTGCATTGAGCGTATAGGTGTTGAGACCACCGACAGGCGACGTCATCGCAACAGGAACACCTGTGATGTTAACCACAAGTTCGTCACCACCAATCAGATTCGTGTTGCGGAGGGAGACAGTGCCACCTCCAGCAGGAACTACAAGCTCCTCCACGACTGTTGAGGTGGCGTACTTCATCGCATCAGTGATTGCGAATCCTGCAAGCACGTCAGTCAGAGCACCCGCCGAAGGCTGTACAGCGAGGGTGCCGTCACCGGCATCCACGTATACAAGGACTTGACCCTCTTCAGTGATCGCTGCGCCGGGGGCGACAGCTCTCTCACGAAGGTCGTTGAAATAAGAACGCTTTAGATCGTATGCCATTTTTTATCTCCCTCAGAGATTATCGAGTAGTGTGCGTATGTGCACCACGGAAACCCAATGACTCCCTCAGAGATTCCTTTTCCGCTATCCTCGCTATCAAACGAAGTAGACGCTCGGGTCTGAAGGGGAACATTGTGCATTTGGTTAGAAGCAGGAATGGAATCAGCAGCCGCTACCACGGGGGTACGAGTGTTGAGTCCCTTGATCTGTTCCTCTAGTTCTGAAAGGGCCTCGGGCTGGAGATCCATCCACTTGAATGCTTGCTTGAAGCACTGCTCGAAATGGTCAGAAGCCTTGGCTTGGTAAGACGCTTCAATTACAGAGACAGCCTGTTGTTCGTTGATGCCCGCAGACGCCATTCGCTGGAAAAGTTCCGCCTTGAGGGGATTCTCCTGAATGAAGTTCTTTGTCTGCGCGAGGACAACGAGGTTAAGCATATTGAGGGCGTCATCACGGAGATCGGCCTTGGCCCTACGAAGCTCGGCGGTGGCAGAGGCAGTAACCTGCTGCTGAACCTGCTTGAAAGCGTCAGAACCGGAGACAGTGGCGACGTAGGGACGAGCAGAAACTCCTGCTAGAACCTCCGAAAGATCAAACTGCTTTGATGCTTCACGGATCCCTTCGGCATACTTTTCAGTGACAAAGAGCTTTGCGATCTTCTCGTGCTCCTCCTGGTCTTCGAGACGAATCTCTGCGACAGGACGACCACTAGCCATCACAACCCAGTGAGGACTTTCTTGATCAGCTCCGTAGAGGAGAAGGTCAAGATGAGCGGTCTTTGGAACCAGAGTAGGATCTACTACAGGTGTAGACATCGTTGTCGGCGTGGGAGCCGCCATCTTTGCCTTGGGCGCTGTAGTGTTACCCTTGTTACTTGAGGTTGAATGAGACTGTGCGCCCGTAGCAGATGCGTTCTTGCGAGATGCAATACGCTTCAATCGGGCGGCTCTTAAGGCTGCTGCATTTTTCTTAGCCATAGTTTGGTACCTTGTGAGGGTTTGGGCCTAAGAGCGGCGAGGGAGATAGACACCATTGTCTACTTCCATAAGTCACAATGACTTGTGACGTAAATAGTCTAGAATCAAAAGCCGTTTAGCGACTTTACTCAATCTTTTTCTTACAGACGATAGTTTTGTACTTTTGATATGCCCTACCTTTCCGCGAGGGTGCATCGGAGGAAGCTCACCTTTTCCTAGGGCAGGCTGTTCTCTTCTATGCGTGGATAGAGGTACTTCACTCTTTGTGTTGACGTCTTTTGGTACGGAAGTATCCAGACTTGATTTACTTTCATTGCTAGACATGGGATGCATTGGAGGAAGGTTGTCTTCCTCATGCTTCCTTTTCATAGCCTCTAACTGCTTTTTGAGAGTACCAATGTCCTTGATAGCGCTTTCCGACTGATCCTTTATTGTATAGGGCATCATCTCCTGGGCCTTTTTAATGGCCTGGAGATAGGCTACCTTGAACTCTACGATGTCGCTGTTCTTACGGAACATAGCGAACCGCTGGGTGTACACCTTCTTTACTCGTTCAAGCTCTTCAGGAGACACTCCCTGCTGGTTCTTTTCTATTGATTCTTTCAGCTTGTACAGGTAGCTCTCTTCCTTCTTCAGCTGGCTATTTGAGTCCTGTACCTCCTTCTCCCTCTTTTTGATCTCTACGCCGAGCGATTTTTCTATATCCCCGGTTCCAGCAGAGGAAAGTTCAGAAAACAGCTTCTCCACCTTGTCTAGCACAGGAGGGAGTCTTTTTACCAGAGAGGGAATTACGCCCTGGTCTATCTCAACATTGGGGAACTCCTTACGGAGATCCGATATCTTCTCTCTAGCTTCTTTCTTTGCCTCTGAGCTGTGTCCAGGAGTCTTTAGAAGCTTAACCAACGTATTGATTTCTTTCTCAATCTTTCGGTTCCCATCGACCCAAGAGGCCTCCTTCGCCCTTATCCCCTTCTCGATGGGGTCCAAGATCTGTTTGACGCGATCAGTGTACTTACTGTACTCACCAAATAGAAGATTGATCTTCTCTCCTACCCTCTGCTCTAATGCAGGAATCTTCAGTTCAGAAGAAACCTGCTTAACAGACTTCTCGATCAAGTACTTTGATCCAACAGCCAATGTAGCTCTGTGGGAAATATCTTTCAGCCCATCTGCTACGACTCGCAAAGACTTCGCAGTCTCAGTGTTCTTCTGTACTTTCTTCTGTTCGCTCTCTGGTAAGAGCGTATTATCCGAATAGGGGCGGGTGGACCTCGCGGCAACTCGCATGATCCTTAGGTAGTAAGGGTATGAAGTTCTAGCTGTATCGCGGGCCATAGGACAAATATAAGCCCCACTTCCATAATCTGGTAACACCCAGACTGAAANTCCTGGCTTATTTTCTATTCGCTTTCGTACTTGGCCTTCAAGCTAGCCAACAGCTTCAAGTCCGCCCTCCTCTTTTTCTCCTCTTTTTCCCTCTTTCTTTTCTCCCCTGCCTTAGCATTTCTGATCCCTTGGGCTGTCATCGGCCTAGAGAACGCAACCCCAACCCTTGGCCTGATACTAAGCTTAAACCCGTCAATACGATGTCCTTTGCTTTTGGCACCTCTTTGCGCTTCATCTTCTATCTCAGAAGATACGGCTTGAAGGNATTCCATGATCTCCTTCAGGGCTTCTTCTTTGTTGTCAGAGGAATAATGAAGGGTCGTAGGTTTTGCTTCTATCCACCTGTTGTACCTGACTCGGTACTTCTCTTTTTCTTCTTCTGTCATTTCACTCCATTCCTTCCTTCCTTAAGGTCGCCAAGTTGGAGTCTAGCAAACCTTGGCCTAGCCCTAGAGCGTAAGTCAGGCGTTACTTCCTCGTTGAAGTTCGCTGCAGTCCGAACATATAGTTCGTTGCCCTCTGCACTTTTGTACAGGACCATTTCCCGGTCTGTGGTAGCGTCGATAACACTGCCTAAGACAACGTACAGGTTGCCTTTGAAGTGTTGGTAAACACCGCAAGCCGGAAGGTCTGTGCGCCCACAATTCGTAATGTGCATGGGCTCTTTTTACAGATCCCTACCTGAACGATTCTACCCAGCGGTCGTGCGCTGTATGGTCAGCGGGGTCTAGGACGTTTGAGGTCTCGATGAAGTTGGTGCGACGACACACCTCGTACACCAGCTGGCCTTCCACGACATTTCCTTTGCCGCGTCCGTATTCCTGGTGCCTGCATGCAATCTTTCCGTTGGGGCTCGTAGCACCACATCCAGGAACGGAGCACTCCGTGTACCCAACTAGGGCTCCCATGCTGAATCCGGTTCTCTTCCGAGTCAGAATATCGTTTGCAAGCTCGGGGTCCTTGGTTCTATCCCATCCTGCCAGCACTACGATCTTGTAGAGCCCGTTCGCCATCTTCTGCAGGCTCGCATCNAAGTGAACGCCCTTGGCCTTTCTTGGGTCTCTATTGTCGTGATCCTTGTGTGTGGGCTTTCCGATGAAGGTTGTATAGACCAGCCTTCCCATCTCTGCATTGAAGCTGGTTACGTCATCGAGAGGGAACTCATCTAGATTTCTGTTTGGAATCCCAACAGTGACAATGGGAATCTCATTGATTACGTAGTCTCGGATATCTGCTGAAATTTGATATGCCTCAGACGCTTGTGCCAGCCAGTCTACGTCTAGAGACTTTGTCTTGTTGAAGATGTTCTCTGACGCGATACGCAGTGATCCGGTGCGGGGATCTCTCTCCTTTGTGCAGGAGATTCCTTCGAACACCCGAGTGTCAAACGAAACGTCACCAGTCTTAATCATAGTATCTCTCTCGTTAGATAGGAGCAGACACTAATATAAGACCAATACTACAAGGCTCTGACCTCATCCTGTAGTCGTTTTCCCTTATTGTCTACGATGTCAAGCATCCGCATAGACAGGAGTATGTTATTCTTTGCCTTGTTAACTAAAGCTGCGTACTCGATGAGAGAAACCAAAGCCGCTTCAAGATTCCTTTCGTTTTCTGTGGACTGCGGATTCTTTGAAGGGAGTACTGCACCCATATTCTTGAACGCCTTGATGACTATCCCAGAATCTGCCTCGGAAGGGCCAATCAGATCAGGATGAGTTTCCATCAAACGGTATTCATCATAAACGTCTTCTACGATTCCGTTGACTAGGCGCTCGTAGCTCGTCGGCTTCTCCTCCATTGACCTAGCTTTGTCAATTAGGGAGGCCACTGTGGAGGAAACGTGCTCCGATGCCTTTCGAATAAGTGGAGTAAGGCTTGCCATCAGTCGTCGTCGTCGCGAATGGGAGGAGTACTTCCGGTAAGTAGGTTGACATTGGGAACCAGCCTATTCTCGTCCTTGATCGTTTTCGAGAAGCTTCGAGCATGTTGTGAGGCAGGGGTCTTTCTTTGTTCCTCCGCCTCTTTGTACAAGGCACGCTTCGCTTCTTCCTCAAGGAGCAGAGAGTTCCTCCGTCCTTGCTGCGCACAAGCGGCAATAACCCTAAGTTCCGCCGCAAGCTCTTCTGGGCTGTTAGAGAATCTAGAACGAAGCTCCTTGGTAATGTCAGCAGCTACGACTCTAGAGATGTCTGCATCGTGCAGGATTCCAGCCCGGGTTAGGATGTACCGAAGAACCTGGTCCTTCTTGTTATTTCCCGTACTGACGGCTTTCCGAGCCTCTCCTCGGGTTAGTGTGCGTGCTATGGTCTTCTCATCCAGCATCGAAAGGAGCACCTTGGCGTACTTTTGGGCTTGGTCTGCTGTGACTCCTAGGAACTCCTTGTTCCTTCCCTTCCAGACAGGAAGGGACCCTAACAGGGCTAGTGAATTGGGAATAGATGCCACACGAACCGAGGCGCCTACGGAAGGAAGCTCCAGTCCGCCTCCCATAGCGGCTCCTCCCCCAAGTCCTTCCTCGGGGACTCCTCCCATTTCTCCTCCTCCCATTCCTCCAAGGTCGCCACCCATTCCTCCAAGGTCGCCGCCCATTCCTCCAAGGTCGCCCCCCATTCCTCCCAGATCTCCAAGGCCGCCTCCGCCTCCAAGGCCGCCCAAGCCGCCCATTCCTCCCATTTCGCCGCCCATTCCTTCTTGCTGGGGAGGAGCCACCTGAGATATCTTCTTTTGTTGCTGGACCAGCCTGCGGCTTACTTCAATATCATCGTCAAACTGCTCCATCTCCGACTCTAGGTCAAATCCTGCCGCAGATGTCCACGTCCTCTTGGTGATTGGAATTCCCTTCTCGTTCATCATCTGGAGAATCTCCAGATAATCCCTATCAGCAACAGGGCGGAGGGACTTCTCCCAAGCGATTGTAGGAAGAATATATCGCTCTTCACCTGGGGTGTGAGCAATTCTAATGCGATGATCTAGCTCTGCCTTCTTTCGGTGNATGAACCCNTGCCTCTTNGCGAGAGGAAGTAGCAGTTTGTTGAAGATCAGGTTCCTCTCAATGAACTTTCGATGAACCTTGATCCTCTCCAAGAACACAGACATGAGTTGTTCTAGAGAGTTGTAGGTTGCGTCTCCAGAGATGAATGACTCACTAACGCCAAGAGCATTCAGCTTTCCTTTGAGGAGGAAATCCCACTCATCAGTGACTTTGGTTACGTCCTGAAGGGTTCCTCCACCTACCTCGTTTGACTGCACGCCCGAACGAGTGACAACAATGGCTCCGACTGGGTCCTCATCCGCTTGCATGAACAGAGAGGACAAGTCGTCAAGCTCATCTGCTGAGGGTTCCCAAACATCATCGATTCCAGCAGTAATGTGACGAATTCTGGAGGCGCGTCTCCTTGAGGCCGCAATCGTTGCGTTGACAAGGGCCTTCTCGTACGCAACGAACATGATGATACGAGTATAGACACTAGCCCCGATAACATCGTAGGGGGAGGTCTTTCGTGGCAGGTAGAAGGAGTTCTCCGTGGGTAGAGGAATCTCTTGCCCATTACGAATCATCGCTGCCAGTTCCTCTACTTCTCCCTGCGCTTGTCGATCCCTTTCATCAGAAGAGTTTGCCCACGCCTTAAGGTCGGGAGTTGGAATGATATCCAGCTTAGGTTGAAATCCTGGAACGGGTATGGGGCTGACCCGGATCCAGTCTGGGTCATGAATAATCATTCGCTCCCAGACGCCCTTGGCCTCGTTCATGATGAGGTGGCCAATCACCTTTCCCATGCCAAGAAACTCTCCTGTAATACCAGGAAGCTCATTGGTTATGTCAATGTTATTCATTGCATCTGTATAGATGCGGGCGACTGCCCTGTCTTCCAGTCCTGTAAACTGGAATTCGGACCACGGAAGGTCGCTGTACAACTCAAGAGCAGGACCCGCAACGGGGTCTTGTAGACGTATTCTACGCCAGATTCTGTGGAGTCGCCGGAAATCAACCGGCATAAACTGTTCAACAATTGTGCCTTCTGACAAATCGTCGAACACAGGATTGAACCTGTTCTGAGAGTTACGTCCTCCTGACCCTCCTCCGAATCCGAATCCCCCGCTGCTTCCGTTCCCGTTACCAGTGAAGCCTCCTCCACTTCCGCCAAAGCCGAGCGCTGACTTCCGTAAGGAGGCAGTCCTCATGCGTGTGTAATTTAGCTTAATGGCAGACATCAGTCATCCTAGTAAACGAGTTAGCCTATCTCTTTGATCGAGTACGTCCTGAAAGCTTGGTCCTTCTCCTTCTCCCAAAATTGAAGATAGGAAGGATCTCGCCATAACCTTTTCTGGAAAGTAGAACGTCTTTAGGTCTTGGTCTGTCACGAACCCAACTATAGGGTTTGGTCCGTCAATCGAGACCTTCCACAAGAGGGGAGGCTCGCGTCGTTTCCAGTCATTGGGAACGGAGTCTAGAGAATACTCTGTGAACTGAAGTACGTAAACGGAGTGACCTAGTCTAGAGTTAAGCTCCACCTTGTATGGAGAGATGATCCGTAGCTGGTCTACCTCTGCAGGGTACTCAAGCATTGTTCCTGCAGTTGGGGTAACTCCACGACTACTCAGAGGCTCATCAATCGAATGAATTCCATCCGTATCCGTTCCCTTTTCGGGACCCAGGATGAATACAGGATTCTTGTGTATGGTGCTTGACTCACTCATTTCATTTTACTAGGAAAACTAGGAGGCCAGTTTTCTTGCTCAGTTCCTGACTGAACTTAAGATCTCTGTTTACGCTAGAATTACCCCCGAACTCGCTTTCCAGAGAAGAAACGAGTTCATTGTAGCGAAAGAAATCTACACCCTTTATGTAGATATGGTTTTCCTTATAGGTCACCTTAGGGGACCCAAGTCCAAACTCTGAGATCAAGTTCTGTACGATACCAACGCTGGTTGCCATCTCCACAACAGAGGGCTCCCCCCGTGCAAGAACAAGAAACTCATCTTCCTCCTCGTACATCCCCTTCCGATGGAGGTCTTCCGCTATTTTCAGTATTTCCTTAGTGGAGAGCATAACAAAATCACATGCAAACGTGGCAGTTACGGCAATACTTCGCCTCTGTTGAGTTCGCTAGCTTAACGAACTGCATAGAGCTTGAACACCTAGGGCACATTCCCGCACTACGTAGGTTCGGGATACCACCCAAGTGAGGAGCAGCCGATGCTGTTCTCAAGGTACTGCTTCCCTTTTTGTAGTCTGACAGAATGATGTCCAAGGCAAGAGTCTCGTCTTGCTTGCTTACTGTATTTACAATGTCAGCCATCCTTAGCTTATAGCGAAGCTTTCTCAGCCTGTCAGAGGTGAGAGCATACTTGACGTTATACAGCTTGTGTGACTCCTTGATAAACTTCTCAATGGGTGTGCCCATGATGTACTCCTATCCATTCCTAAATACAGATGTCTTTCCTCGAACGGCACCGATGCTTGCTCGGGTTCTGCTGATCGAGGAGCCAGCAGAGGAAGACTTTAGTGAAACAGACCCAACTCTGGCAGAAGAGTTGGATGCAGCTCTTTTGGAAAACACCAAGAAATCCTTCTTGTGCTCAGACATATAGTAACTTGCAAGTACGGCAGTACGAAAGTAATCGTCATCTCCGACCTCTGGTTTGACTATTTTCTTTCCTATTTCCCGTACTGTGGCGAACTGGACAGCAAAAGCAGAGTAGGGAGAAGCACGCATCATATCTATGTTTGTGATGTCTAGGTCATTAAGCTCTGAATGCTCCCAACGCGGCATGGATATCGATCCCGAGTACACCAAACTCCTCAAGAACTTAAAGTCTTGGTCCTTTGGGCTGTATCGTATCGCCTTGATCTTCATCTCCCTGAGTTCTTGAATGTGTGACGTGCTTTGCCACCTATCGTAGAGTACACATTTGACGTTGAGTCCCTTTCCCTTGTCACACAGCGTTTTAATAATGTTGAACATAGTAGGGAAGTGAACTGGAATTAGCTCTCCTGTCTCCGCTATCTTCTCTGGCATCGCTGATATGGCGGCATCAAGAACAAGAGTAAAGGAGTTTCCTTCCTCTTCTTTCTTCGCTTCCAGGTGATAGACACCAATAGCAAACGAGTTCTGAGTCTCCCCGCAGTCTACTGTAACTACCCTAGGAACCATGCGAACACGACTGTCAGATATCGAGCCTAGCAGCTTGGCTGCAATGTACCGGGTACGCTTAGGATCTATTTTGTCCTTGATAAAGTGAGGCTTCCAGCTGATCAGAGGACGCTCGTTCGTCCTCATATCCATGATGGCGCGTTCAGATTCAATGAAGGGGCTGTCTGCAAGAGGAGGAAGTGCCCCGAAGTCTCGCCAGAACTTAACAGGGTTATTCATTTCCTCTGATTCAAGGCTTTCCCTTGTGATCAGGGGACTCGCCTCCCATGAATGCATGTGGAAGCATACCTTTCTCTTGTCCCTCTCTCCTTCCTTCAGAAGAGACATCATCTTGTCGTACTGAGAGCTAGGGGACGAGATGTTGAACATGATTCCAGGAAGTGTTTGGTATTCCTCCTGCTTCCACTTTATGTCGCTGGCTGATCGTACCGTACGGAGGGAGTTAGACAGCGAGGCATAGGTCTCGTCCGCGTTAGCACGAACGGCATCCTTCTTTCCACTCGTAAACCACCCAAGCTCATCAATGGCGCATGCGATTCTAGTCGAACCACGAAGGGATTGTCCTACCGCTGCTGCATAGGATATTCCTACTTGCTTATTTCCGAACCAGATGTAGGAGTCCATTACCTTGACGAGGTCGCCCTTATCAAGGCCTCTCTCTTTTTCGAGAGCCTTTAGCTTCGCGATGTAGCTCTTGAACCAGGGACTTTGTGCAATTGCTCCCTTGAAAGCAGGCCACAATGTCTTCTTAATCTGCCCAACCGTAACAGCTACAAATGTCATCTCGAAGAACGAGTTCGACATCAGACCATAGAACCTAGCAGGGTTCCTGATGCTGAGGAAGCGATGAAGGTAATAGGGAAGTAGAACGCCACCTGTGAGGGCCGTCTTTCCTGACCTCTGCCCAAGGCAGCTCACCAGCTCCCAAGGAAGTTTGTCGAACAACTCCTTACGGTTCTTACTGCATTCTGGGCATATTCCCTTCTTTAATAAGACGACCTTTGATTTGAAGGTACCAATCGAGGCATCAACAGGAGGATCATCAAGAAACTCCATATCCGTGCACTCTGGACAGTAGTCGCAGTACACTTTAACGGCTTGCTCTGCCTGCTTCGACCACAACGACTCCATACCCATGAAGTCGGGACTTACTGCGAACTCGATCACATTGTCCGCATAGGGAATATCGATGTCTACATCAAAAACGGAAGGATCTAGACCTGAATCAATTACTTTGTCTACAAGAGCTTGCAGATCAAGTAAGTGAAGGTTTTTATCCGCGTCGTCTCGTCGCAGCCTTGCCATGGTCCCTACAAGAGTTCCCGAAGACGTTCCGCTGTCTTGCTGAGTACATCACTTAGATTCTGAGAATGCCCAGGCTCAAGCTTGTACCGTGAGTTATTTCGCGTAGGACGAGGACCCTGAGCGGTGGCATCATCAGGTAGACCGTCCCCGTGCTCAGGAAGCCCTGTAGGGTAGTCGGTTCCTGTTCCCTCATCGGTTCCAGGGAGAGCTTCATTCTGCTCCTTGATCTCCTTGATCTTCTCCTCACTAAGAAAGGCCAGGCGAAGAGAAGAACGGAAAAGCCGTTTTCTGACCTCCTTGTTCACATCACCACCTCTTCCTTAGACTGTGTTAGCCGGTCCTCCGCGTCACTCTTTTTCACACCGAGCTTCATATCCAAGTTAAGCTTGGCTACAGGAATAAGAGCCTTGATCCGGTCAGTAAGCCTAGAGAAACTGTCAGTTGCTATTCCTTTGGCATCCCTGACTGGTACTCCCGCCTTTAGCATCTCCTGTTGTAGTCGACTTGCTTCTTCCGTGCATAGGCGAACAAGGTCTACAACAAATGGATTGAACGTGTTCTTGACGATATCGTCTACAACGTCCTGAGGCTTTTCAAGCGCAGTCATCTCAGCCAGAGCGATTCGGTACTCTGACATCATCCGTTGGTAAGATTGAAGAAGGAGGGCGCTTTGTTTGACTTCGAGCGTCTTCTTCGTAAGGGTGCACTGATCGTCAAGGTCGTTGACAATGTCTCTAAGTCTATCGTAGTGCGACTTATTGTGACGAACGAGGAATAGAAAGTGAGACTCCACATCCTCTAAGGGAAGGCCAAAGTCTGCACTAACTCGTTTCGCGCTGTGTCCTAGACTCCAAGCTTCGTCGACAAGGGCGACCTCTTCGGATCGGATCGATAGCTTCCGAGGTAGAGCATCCTCACACTCCTCCTCGTCCTCTATCTCGTCATCGAAGCTACTCGTCCTCATCTTCTTCCTCGTCCTCGTCCTCTGCGGAAGCAATGCCTCGTGGCCCCTCATATTCATGGGGCCGGTGTTGCTTCAAAGTGGGTCCTCCCATTGTGTCTGTGAGCAGACCTGGGTAGGAATGAGGATCAACAACTGTGTCCTCCGTCATAAGATTCTGCACTTCTTGCAATCGTATGGCAAGTTTGCGAAGCTTATCCGCTGCGGAAGACATAACGCTAAGGAAAGAGAGGACGGGTTACTTCCCGCCCGTGGTTCCTTCGAAGCCCTGGTCGCCGTTGTCCCCGTCTCTGCTCATGTCCTTTGTCAGCTGACGAGCAAAGTTCGCGTCACCGAAGGCACGAGTGTAATAGTCTTCGAGATCCTTCTTGTCCGTGGACACCAAGTTGGAAGAGCGACTTTCCACATTGAACACGGCATCCTTAGACACCTTGTAGCTCTTCCCACTTGCTGAGATGGTGACATCGTCTCCGTTTAGTGACTTCACCTCTCCGTGCTGGGGGATGGTTCCGTCGAAGAAACGAACCCGGTCCCCCACAGTGAGCATGGGAGCAGCCTGGCGGATCTTCCCAAAGCTCGCACTCTTTCGACCAGAGCGAGCAACCTTCTCTGCTACGATTTGAGCAATGTTGTCGTCAGTCTGACGAACAAGGAACTTTTGGTGTCCATTGTCACGTACCTGCCAAACGTGGCCGGTAGACTCGTCGAAATATCCCCTGCCTGCGATCTTGCGCATTACCGAGGCGTCAATCACGGGTCGGGTGTCCGTGTGCATCGTGAGACAGACAGAAACGGCATTGTCTGCTTCATGCAGCTGCGCCGTATCGGATTGTGCATGCACCTTTCCGTTGAAGGCGGCTTCCACAAAGCGTTCAACCTGGCTGAGTGTAGGCTCTGCTCCGACGTGGCCTTCGTAGCCAATGAGGACCTTACACTTCATTGCATCAATCTCATGCATATCCACAATCTGCATATCAGAACGTGGGGGAAGGTTCCGCTCATCTACTGCCTGAGCAAGTCGGTCGATGATCTTTCCATGAATGCTTCGCATTTTTATCTCCTAAACGATGGAGATAGCTCCATCAAAACATGCCTATGCGATTGTAGATAATCCTGTTTTCTACAAGTCTAAAGTCAGATCGTTCGTAGGATAGTGTTCAATTCGTTCTTTAGCTTTGTAAGGTCGAGGGAGACAGGCCCGTACTTCTCATTCATTTTCTCTCGGATAGGGGACATGTCCTCGTAGAACTTGTTAAGCCACTCAGGCTTAGATCCGGTTCTACGGACCAAAGATTTGCTTCGGGTCTTAACTCTTTTGGTTGTGGGATACAAGTTGTCTGCATCAATACCGAGGAGGACATCGAGGGAATGTCCTAACAACTTTCTGTTCATCCCGAGTGCCTGCTCCAAGCCTCCGAGCGTAGAATATTTACGAACTGCCCAGGCTACGATTGTCTTGATATCGTTTTGGCACTCCATCTCTGCTGTCACCCACTGTGGAGGGTGGGCACTCTGACACTCGGAGGAGCAATACCAAATCTTGTGGTTCGTGCGTGGGAGCCTAACACGGCTTGCTCCCTTCTTCGTCCTAGGGGTTATTGGCTTCTCGCAGTTGTAGCAGACCTTCCTGTCCATCAAGGTCACGAACGATCTGTCGACGCTCCCGTAGTTGGAAATCTTTAGTGTCTCACTACGAAGGTCTAGCATAGCCTTGGACAGAGCCTTGGTCACGTCGGCCTCGGGCACCTTTTTCAGCATTCCAATATCCAACGCCTTGAATGACTTTGCATTATGCTTCGCTAGGTAGACGAGCATGCAACTCTTTACTCCAGGATACTCTGTGTGGAATAGGCACTGGGGAAGGTGACAGTCGACCTTTATGGTCTCACCGTGTACGTGACACCTTACTTCGTATTTGTTCTTTGTTTTCTTGGCGCTCACGGGGTCCTCTCCTGACACTCAGGTTTAGAATAACTTTACCGAAGGAAATACTTTCTAAGAAAAATAAGGCACTGCTAAGGGCTTAGGTTCAGGATGTAGTTCCAGTGTAAACACTTTCGTGTGCACCACTCACTTAACCGCTATGGGCTCCCTGATAGCTCTCCCGAGGGCACCTCCGAGCGGTTAAGTGACTTAAGCAAAACACGGGAAAAGTGGCCTATGTCGGGAACCCACGAGCGGTTAAGTGAGGACCCTTCGAGCGGTTAAGTGAGGACCGCCGAAAAACCCAATGATTTCAACAATCGTGTCAAGTAACAAAGTTATCTTTTCATAGTAAAAAAATCATCAATGATTTCATACACTTACAACTTTTTTTACGTCCGATGTCGCTTTTTTCCTTATTTGGCAAACCTAAATTGTAAAAATGAGTTACTCACTCAGTAGCTCGTTCAACCCATTTAGGGAGGCCCGGGATCCAATATTCTATCAATGTTATTAACTAGTAACTAGTGCGGGCTACTCCACACTCCCCGCTCCCCCACTGATGATAGTATGCCAGTGTCCCCACTGATGATAGTATGCCAGTGTAGATAGTATGCCGGTGTCTACTCCCACTGGAGTCAATAAGATAGTATGCCGGTGTCTACTCCCTACTGGCCCTACTCCCTACTGGCCCTACTCCCTACTGGCCCTACTCCCTCACCGCCATACTATCTTAGTGTAGAAACCCCTCCTTGATAGTTAGACCCTCTGTTGTACTTGACTACTCTACACCCGAAGCCACTGCAGGCAGACCAAGGAGACTACTGTGGATATCGTTGAGATTGATGATCAAGATGCAGATCAATTACTAGCAGTGATTGATTACGTCAGAAAGAAATTGAAGGAAGATGAGGAGACAGAGGATGAGGAGACAGTGTACGTCATCCCCTTCGTCAAAGGACTTATCAAGTCACTTGTGGAGGACCGCCTAGGGGAAACCTACGAGCTGGGAACGGTGACGTTAGAGAACGACGACGAGGAAGAGGGAGGGGACCTCTTTGATGAGTTCGACTTTGAGTAGGTTTACGTTCTTTCTGAACGTAAACGCAGGCAACATTAAACGTAAAGGCATAGGTTATGACGAACATGAGTGACGAGACGAATCCTTTCTGGACCCAGACAGTAACAACAGACAACACAGACTGTGTGTTGAAGATCGTAGGGACCCTTGAGGAGGAGGCGAGACTGTTCCACATGTCAGTTCGGATCGAGGAGGACGACCTTGATAAGGTTCTTCTGTACGTCCGAGGAGTCAAGGGGGCCAAGGCCTCTGACGTTCACCTTGAAGAGGGAGGGAATTATCGGGTGGTCATCCTCCTCGCCCAGGAAAAGGTGGGGAAGATGTTCACGAAGTTCAGGAAGAAGTCCCTGCCCTACACCCTGATCGGGGTCGAGCAGGTTGTAGAGGCGGCTGACTCTCCTCTGCTCTGGGTTACGACCCAGCCTGATGGGGGAACCGAAGAGGCTACCTCTCCTACTGCGCCTCAGCAGCCCTTGCCTCCCTCTCCCACAACGATCCCTGGAGATCCATGGGTCACTCCTTGGGTCGTTTACTCTACCCAGACGCCCCTTCCTCATTCTTCCGCTGTGCGTAGCGTCTCTGACTGATGACAGTGAAGAAGGACAGGAGCACCCAAGCAAACCGGGACTTCTGGGATGCGGTCGCTCAGGCGGCTGAGATCGTTAAGAACTGGCCTGCGTGGAAGCGAGGGGAGTCTGCTCCTTCCTCAGATAAACCTGACCCTGCGAAGAAGGGCTAGCCTAGGTCGCTGTGTCGTCTCTCTGGGCGGTTCTGTACAAGCATGGCATGGTAGGGCGTTTCCTGCCGTACAGGCCCATGGAGGTCCTTCTATGAGTAAACTCGAAACCATTCGTAAACCCTCTGCGTTCTTCTTTAAGATTGCGGACATCCTAGATGGTCGTGATGACTGGTCGGAGGACCAGTTCAAGTCCGTAGACAAGGCGATTGATAAGTGCGAGTCGCTTGCCAATCTGTGTGAGACTCGGGGCTATAACTCACTTAAGGCTTAGTCACCGAGAGAACTGGGTTATTTCTTAGGAAGCACGGAAAAACCGCCGTGCTGTCTGTTCGAGACAACCCGACGTTTCCTAGTATTAGATGCTCGTGACGAATTTGAGAGCGGAACGAGTCATCCCACAGTCTAATATAGTCTTTAGGCCCGTAACTAAGAACGGCCTCCCATAAAAAACTTCGGGGTGACCCGACATTAGTTCCTGCGAAGGTTATTAGAACATGAGCGAGCGANCAGATTCCCTCCAGCGCATTCGAGACTGGGTTAGCTCCATGAGTGGGGCGCGTAAGCCTGACCTGACCGTCTTGGAAGAACTCATCCAGGAGGAGAGGCGCCGTGCCTCGTACGATGAGTCCCAGGATTACCAGATCGCTAGGAAAGAGCTTGAGACCACGGTATTCTATTTCGGGTGCCTAAGAGAAGTTGGTCACTATGTCCATGATGTTTGGGGCCATCGCCTCTATAGCGATAGCGTGGACCACCCCTGGCGTGGGGCACTCGATGCAAAGCTCACGCCTCAGGCTAGGATGCAGGTTGAAGGCCTTGCTGTCCTTCATCACTCGGGGGACTGGACTGCGCTTGGCTTTTGGGACAGGACCGTGGACAAGCGCTCTGGTGCAAACTCTGCTTTTCTGATTAACCGAAAAGACCTGTCCTTTGAACAGGCCGTTGAGCTTTCCCGACTTGCCTTCCCTAGAGTTTGGGATCGGTTCCCATTCAATGTGCGCCAGCAGTTTTAAGCCGCATTGGCCTCTTGCGCGGACCTCTTCTCAACTTGTGCGAATGACTGCATCGCAGTGGTTGAGGACTTGATGAGCCCTACGGCTGTACCTGGCCATCTGTCCGTAAGCAGGAGCTGCCTTCTTCGCTATGTTGTGTAAGGCGGGCGTCTTTCGTACACTCAGCGCTAACTCCTTAACCCCGTCTGGGGCGTTCACAGGGACATTACCGGAGAGCATCCCTCCGATTCCCTGGATGTAGCGTATCACATCCTTTCCGTGGGGTGTGTGCGAATTCTACGAAGGCCTTGAGTACGGTCTTGATTTCCTTTCCGTGCTTTAGCACAAACTCCGCTATTTTTCCTAGCTTTCCTTCCTTGGAGGCTACTTTAAGAAGCCACCTCAGGACCTTTCCTCCCTTTCCAACGGCGTCGCCTGCTTCTGGGATCATGGAGATTGCGGACATCGCTGCTCCGAAGAAGTCCCCTCTGGCAAGTGCGATGAGGGCATTCGCTCCGTCCGCAAACTCTCCTACTCCTGGGATAAACCCTGCTGCGTCGAGGGCAACTTGGCCTGCGTCTGCGAGGCTCCCTCCGATCCCTGCTCTCCTGACTGTGGCTGCACTTCTCACCAATCTCCTCTTGATGACGGGGTTCTCCGTGTGAGAAGCTGCAAGTAGCAGTCGGTAGGTTGGGTTGTTCTTGGTCATCGGAGTTTGTTTTTATCGAGCCAGTATTCGTCTGCGTACTGCGCCATTCCTGCTGCATCTTTCTTGTGCACGCTGTCTAGCTCATCAAATAACTCCTCCCAGTTTTCTTTCTTGGTCTTATTCCACCAGTTCTTCCATTGCGCAGCAGTGAACTGGGCTACATCTATTGCTTCGTGCTCCTTGGCTAGAATGACGATCCTTCCTAGCATTTGGTTTATGATCTCCGCGAGTACTGATTGTCCCCTATTACGTACCATGAACCTTTCCATGACAATGTAATCTGGGCTAGTTCTTCTAAGTAACTCTATGAAATCATTTATGAACTCTGCGTCGTCATTCACGTTTGCCAATGGAGTAACCCATCCAGAGTCAGTAATCTCTCCATTAACCCGAAGCACCCAAGCAAAGTTAACCTTGCCTGGGTCCATGGCCAATATTCTCCTGTTTTCTTTAGTCTTCACCTAGTTTTTTTAGTGTGTCATCGTGTTCTAGAAAGAACTCGTTTTGGTCCTTGACCTTTATAAGCTCCTCTGCTGCTATCCCTACGACCTCGCTTTCCTTCCATTTATCAACGAGGCCATCAATGGCATGGTCTGTCTCCTCTAGCCTTTTTGACATTGCTGCATATCTGGATCGTACTGAGGACAGTAGTTTCTGGTTCTTCTGGGCCGCTTCAGTGACCCAGTTACGATATTTCTCCTCCAATCGAACTCGTGTTTGAAGCTCATTCAGTTTAGTGAGAAATATTTCACGTATGATATGCGTGATGTCAACTTCCCTCTTAACTTCTTTGCTTCTAACATCGAGTACGTAGGATCCGTCCTCATGTTGTCGAAGTCTTATGTCCATGGTAGTGCTTATCAGTAGTTTCGCATCTGGTCAGGTGTCAATCGTGGACCCCCATTTTCAGTCACAATGATAAGCTTTCGGAAAATTAGGTCGCCAAGGGCATCCTTGACAAACTGATCAATCTTTTTCATCACCTGCGCCTGCAGGACCACCCCATCGAAAGGTATAACAATGCTAGACCCATGGGAGGGGATAGATCGCTGTACCGATCCAAATCTTCCATTGGACCTGAATCCTGTCCTACGAGACTGGTCGCTTCTAGAGACAAATCCTAGGTTAGAGGACCCGAACATTTTGTTTCCTACTACGATTACGGCGCGATCTGGAACCGTAAGGGCTACAGCGGTGGCCGGAACATCATCTGGTTGGATACCCGTGGGATCTGCTCTTTTTATCTCTAGTGTCATAGCTACTCCTTTTGTGTCCTAATCTTTGCAGTGGGCGGTGGCCATTCTACATGCGTTTCATCGATGTAGGAGCGATCTTCGAGGGACATCGCTTGCCATATTAAGTCCATTTCAGTAAGAATTTTGTCTTCGTTAGCCCTATTACTCTTAAGCTTTTCTAGCAGCTCTACATATCTTTTTGCTAGCTTTGACACTATACTTCACGTTTTGGGGTACTGACATCCGTTTGTCCCGGAGTAGTTACATGTGGTCCGTCTGGGGTCGATGTTTCTGCTCTATCCCCAGGTAGTCTGAGGTGGTTCGCGTTGCTCTTTTGTACGAACAGCTCGTTCTCTTTGTCTGTTTGTATGCTCTTAATATAATCAGGTAGAATCTTGTCAGTTACCTTTCCAAGAGGAACAATCGAGTATCTGTCATAGGATTGAACGATTCGAGCAGTTACGTCCCAAGACGTTAAGATTCCGCTAGGCTTGTTATCTTGCGCAGTGATAATTTTCCATCGAGTTCCATCTAGCGTGTTGTACAGCCAGTCGTCTGTAGTTAGGTTTTTCAGGGTGTTATCCAGCCAAAACCTCTGGCTACTGAAGCTCTCGTAGATTCCAAGTTCCTCTAGCGTGAGGCTCTCTTCAACTCTTGGTATATTGACACGAAGTGCTGTTTCTGGAATTAGTCTGTACGCTATTCTTATCGTAACCACCTTAGGAAGTGCTGCGTGAGGTGACACACGCTTCATCACTATTTTAATCTGAACCTTTTTGCTGTCCGAGACGCACCCCTAACGATTCTTCCGTGAGTACTGAGTAGTCAGTTTCTGCCGGTGACTTAATGTAGTAATAGACATTTGTTCCTTCTGGTGCATAGTCCTTTATGCTTAGCGTGTCTAGTATTCCTACATTTCGTTGAATTGGGATCTCGAAGTCTAGTGTGCCATACACTGAGGACTTTATGAGTGACCAGAAGGTCGGCCTAGTTGGTTGGTTATAGTCTGGAGTAGTGTTTGCGCAGGAAACGTTGGGGTAGGTCACATCGAAGACTACCGTTTTCGTTCCTCTCTTGTTGAATCCTCCAACTACTCCTGTGCCGAAGCACACAGGGCAGATTCCTGCTGGTTCTGTCTCTACCTCAAAGCAAGAGCATCTTCTTCCTGTCTTGAGCCGTTGGAAGTACTCGAAATATACCGGGTTTACATTGGACGCATTTTGGCTTAGACGAGCGATTATGGGAATAAGGTCTTCCCTCGCTTGTCTTTGTGGCAAGTCATCGAGAATGTCGGTATTCGACGTCACTCTGTCATCGTCCATAGGACGGTATCCTTGCGCACCCACAGCATTTCCTCGGTCTAGATTTAGCCCTGCTTTTTCTGTACGTTATCTACAGTTCGTACCTTCAATATAATGTAGGGAAGTCTATCTACTATGGCCATTTCTCCTCAAAGGGCGGTTCGAGGAACTCCCACGGTTTTCGAGCAGTTGTTCGCTGAAGAGGACGGTACGGCTCTTTCCCCAACTCGATCCTAGTGCCTATCCAGCTGTGTCTATTGTCTCTCCCTCTGAGGAGGTAATACAGTCAGGCGTAGCTGTGACAGCGGGTGACGGTCGTTGGAGGTTCACTTGGTTTGTTCCTGCTGACGCAGAGATGTTAGGGCCAGATAATCCTTGGAGGATCGACTGGTTGATGGTCACTGCAGGGGGTAGACAAGTTGAACGTCAGACCAACTTTATGTTGATCGACAACATCGAGGCTACTCCTGACGAGCGTTCATACACCAACCTAACCTACAAGGGAAACTCAGAACGTGCTCTGATAAAGTTCAAGAACGCGCAGGAGTCTGTGAACGTCACTCTGATGGATCAGTCAGGAGCGGAAACGGACCTATCTTCCACGCTCCAGACGATACAGAGTGACGGATTCTACAACTATTTCGTCGACACCCCTGTTTTAGACACACCAGGGTGCTATATCGTTGTGTGGAATACGAGACAGACTTCTGTGTCTCCTAACGCCACGATGATCCAGCAGATCCGTGTTCCAGAGATGAACTTTTGGTTTGTCCAGCCAAGTTTGCGCATGCTCCTAGACAAGATTCAGAAGAAGATAGGACATGTCCAGGCATATTCGGATGCTGACCTTTACGAGTATATCCTTCGAGGAACCGAGTACATCAATGCTGTGAACCCTATCACAGGGTGGACGTTCAATAACTGGCCCTCTAGCTACGGCATGGGAAACTTCCTTCTCATGGCCTCGGCCTGGTGGGGATTAAACGCTCAATACCTGTCAGAGGCCGAGGCTTCGTTCAACTTCTGCCTTACGGGAGATTCCCTTGTGTCTACTCCCAGAGGGTTAGTTACAATTAGAGAGCTTGTAGGAGAGGACGCCCCTGTTGGATTATCCAAGAAGCGTGTAGCTGTTACTACCCCAGATGGGGTTCGTTATACTGATCAGGTGTATAGGTCCACCGCTGATGTATTTGAAGTGGAGACTATAAACGGGTATACCTTGGAGTGTACCGGAAATGAGCCTCTTTTAGTTTTGGATTCTTCTCTTGACCTTGTTTGGCGGGATGTGTCGGACCTGCGAGAAGGAGATCTGGTTGCCATAGATAGGACTCACCGTTCTGTGGTGGAGGATCCAGACGTTTCCAACGCCTATACTAAGGCAAAGAGTGAGCATTACTTGAACTCTCACTCTGCTCCAAAGTATCCCTCAGAAATGACTCCATCTTTAGCTCGTATACTTGGTTACTTGGTAGCGGAAGGTTCAGTTGTTAGCGGAGCTAGTGCCATATTTAGTAATACGGATGATTCTATTCTGGAGGACTTTGCCTCTTGTGTGTATGATGTATTTGGGCTCGTTCCTCATCCCTTTGGCTCTAAAGTGTACCCCTCAGGAAAAAACTATAGATGTCTTAAGATCCCGGGTGTAATTTCTAGGAAACTACTGTACTACCTTGGTCTTGACTACGTATCTGCTGCTTCGAAGTCTGTTCCTTGGTTCAATACTTCAAGGCTCCGACGAGACTGTGTTTAACTTTCTATTGGCCTATTTTTGCAGGAGACGGGTGTGCTGCTTCTATAGGTCACTTATGCTCAAGTTCCCAGGTACTGCTACATCAGCTGCAGATTCTGTTAGCTAGAATTAGGAATTGTTTCTAAGTTCAACAAAGACAATCGTGAAGGGGACGGCACTGACCTATCTTCTTCTGCTTCTTCTTTCTCTTCGTCCTTGATTTCTCTTGGGTATCATAGACGGACCCCACTTTATCAGTCATTTCTCCATATCATAAGGGAGCTTGAAGAGGAAGAAGGAACTTTGTTTGATTTTTCTGACTCTGCCTGCTTCACTACTACCATGTCAGGACTTAGCTGGGAGAAGTACATAGACACTGTTGGACTATTTCCAGAAGCGAAGGTAAAGTCCGCTGAGGTTCACGAAAAGTCCAAGCGATATCCGGTGAGGGAGTCTCTTCCTCTATTTATTAGAGAGTATATTGAGGACACTCTAGGTAAGGGCAGCTCTAAGGGGTGGTACAACTGCGTGGACGGAGTTCATCGTCGTCTAAAGCTGTCTTTTAGAGACCTGGCTAAGTGCGATTACTATGCAGGGAAAGTTCAGTACTCTCATCTGCAGAGGTACATGGATCATGCAGGTGACTCTCTTCTCTTGGTTTCTCCTTCCCTTCACCGTAAATTATCCACATTGCTTGGGTACAAGTTCCAGTTTGAGCGTGTGGTGTCTGTTTCTCCTCTAGGAGAGAGAGATGTGTTTGACTTGTGCCTACCCTCTAATGAAGACCCCTTAAATCACGCTTTCATCGCTAACGGATTTGTTGTACATAACAGCGGCCAGACTGTAACTTTACAGGTAGATAGAACTGCTCATTATGAGGCAGCAATGACTCGACTGCAGGCATATCTGGATAAGGAGCTTCAGCACACGAAGAGAAACATGTTACGCAGAGTTAGTGTGGGTGCTATTTCTACTCGACCCTACGACTTCGGATTGCAGAGCCTTGTGACAAAGGTGCAGACCGTAAATGGTGGACAGAATCAGGTTCTACCTATGTTTAGTAGACTAGGGTTGGTTTGAGATGCCTACTACAAAAGAACCAAAGGCTTGGTATATCAAGGTAGGGGGCATTGCTGGCTCCGTAATGGCCGTTGGTGGCTTAGTGTGGGCGATTGTTGAGGCCATTATGTGGGCGGGAATGTTTGCCGCTAACGTTAGATCCCTAACTTCTGACGTAAGTGCTATGAAGACGAGTATATCAGACCTGAATAGCTCTGTGCGGCAGAAGATGGAGGCATCCAAGGAACGAGATGAGCAGAGGTTTAGGGAAATGGAGGCTACTGAAGAAGGTCTTGCTTTGGCGGTGGAAAGAGTACGAACGGAGGTTCGTATTCGTCACTCTCTCCCTTCCTCTCCTTCTGCACGAAGGTCTGCTTTAGCGGACGCAGAGTCTAGGACAAATGCTGCTGTCACTAGAGCTATGGTACAGGTAGATCCCCAAGTCCCATGAGACTAAAAGTAACAATAGGAAAGTATGACCTAGACATGAGTGGGTCGAGAGAGGACCTAATTCTTTCCGTAAAAAGACTTATCCCTTTGCTTGCTGAAGATACTATTTCTGACGTAGTAGATTCGTCTGCTGATGATGACGCCAAGGTAAGGCTTCTAAGTCCACAACAGTGGAGCGTAATAAGAAATGATTAGCCTAACCTTTTCACTTTTGTCTTCCTTCGCTTCTTAATCGTCTTACCTGCTCGGTTATCTAACGTTTATCATCGTGGTTGCACACTAATCTTGGAGAAGATAATGCCTACACTTTCAGTTACAAACCTAACCTCCTCTAGACTTCCAGTCGGTAAGTTTGTTGGAATCCTTTCCCCGAACGAACTCAAGACTATCGATCTCACATCGAATGAGATCGAAATGTCCAAGGACCAGCTTGTTGGCCTAGCGGCAGCCGGTCACATTTCCTGGGACGTAACTAGCACAGCTTCAGAGGCTGACAACAAGGCCGAGGCTGTTATGGGAGGAGCCATCCTACTCAGCGGATCAGGCACACCTGAGGCAGTTGTAACTGCTCCTGTGGGGGCTGCTTACTTGCGCACGGATGGCGCCGCTGGCACAACCCTTTATGTAAAGGAGTCAGGAACTTCGAACACGGGCTGGGTAGGAAAGTAATCCGATACGGCTCTAACCCCTTACTTTATAGGACTGTTTAATGGCTACTTACGCTATCAAGAACCCCAACGGCAGCGTTGTTTTTGTTGGAGGAATGCGGCTAAACCCCCATTCTGAGAGGACAGCACACAACTTGTCTTCAACCACTTTGGCAGAGCTTCGTCGCTATGGCGTGTCTGTGACCGAGGTTGATGACTCTGAGTCCAAGGTAGCTCCTAAGCCTCCTGAGGAGCCTAAAAGTAAACAGCCCGCCCCGGCCCCGGCCCCAGAGCCCGAGCCCGATCCCGAGCCTACTCCTGAGCCTGAGCCTGAGCCTGCTCCTGAGCCTACTCCTGCTCCTGAGCCTGCTCCTGAGCCTGCTCCTGAGCCTGAGCCTGAGCCTGAGCCTGAGCCTGAGCCTGAGCCTGAGCCTGAGCCTAAGGCCAAAAAAGCTCCTGCACGGCGTAGAAAGCGAAGAGCTAAGAAGGCGGACTGAATGCCTGTCCACGTTAGCCACATCTCATTTAAGTCTTACGCAGGGCCTAGAATACGAGGAGACGTACCGTTTGTGCTAGGCCCTGACGCTTCGCATTGGGACAGAGTACTATGGCTCACCGCTAAGGTTGAATCTGGTGGTAAGTTTGGATCTATCGTCATGTACGATGGTACCGCAGTAACAGCTGGTTTACATCAGGCTATTGCTGTATACCCGAAAGAACTTGCACATGAGGACTACCAGGCTAAGGACGACCAGGGAAGTTTTTGGTCCCTTCTTCGAAGGATAGAGCTTGTTCCTAACTTTCCAGAAGTAGAGAAGTTATGGGATAAGCTGGCATCTTCGGGATTTTACTTGGGTCGCGATGGGGTGCTGCGCTATTTAAACGACGGCACTGTTAAAGTAGGGTCCAGGAATATGGACTACTCTGCCGGTGACCCTGTCTATGGAACCCATATTAGAAATACCTTCACACCTACAAACGGGTCAGTGTCTAAAAGAGGACCACAGTGGGAGCAGTCCAAGCAGTGGGCTCTTGCTTTTCACTCTGTGTTTTCCAATCCCAAGTCTTTTAAAGCGCAGTCTGAGTTTGGGATGGAGCATTTTGAGCATGTAGCCCTGACTAGACGTATTGGTGACGAGAAAATAGTTGACGCTCTCTACGGAGGCTCGTTACGATCTCCTGGGTATAAGGGGGACGACTATGACTTGGCCCTGGCTGTATTCTGGTCACACAGCGTGAACGCTCCTGCCATCGCTTACAGGATACTTAAGAGAGCGTACAGGGTTGCTAATCCAGCGGAGGATTCTTCTAAGTTTGCTAGGACTCTTCTCCACATGCTGGGTAGAAGCAACTTTGGTCGTTGGAACTTTAGTGAGAAGAACGGACGGTGGGCACGAACTAGAAGTTCCGCGAAGAAGGTGTGGGAGAGTTCCTTATTTTCTAGCTCTGGAATTATGCCCAAGAGACTGTAAAGGAGAAGTAATATGCCTACTCTACGCTATGGCGATGTAGTAAACTCATCACTTCCTGAGGAAGTTCCTCAGTCGCTAGATGATAGGATTAAGGAGCGTCGGGCTTCTATGGAAGAGGAATCTCAATCCTCGGACGAACAGACTGATTCTGAAACGCAACAAGACTAAGGTGAAGTAATATGAACGAGAACCACGAGAGTGCATTTGTATACATTGATAGGATCCTTGATTCCAAGGAGCCTATCTATGTGCGAAATGTCTTCAGTAAGCGAGGAATTGTCGTTGTGACATTGAACGACGGAAATAGGACACATCGGGAGCCCATCCCCAACACTAAGTATCCTATTTGTCTTTCAAACAAGGCCACCGCTGACATGATCAGGAACTCAAAGTCCCTAAGGCAGTTGCTGGATAAGGGAGTTTTGGAGTTAGTTCCCCATAAGGCAGCAGAGAAGGAGCTTTCCAATCCAAATGTTAGGCAGGCTCTGGCTGACGCCTACGAGAGGATTAGCCCCTCTTCCTCTGGTGTAAGGGCCAACCGAACTCCTACTAACCAAGATGACGAGGACTTCGATGCTCCTTCTGTTGACGACTCAGATATCGAGCATAATGCGTCCATTTCTGCCTCTGATGATGTAGGGTTCGAGCGTGAGGATGATCCAGAGACCGAAGGCGTGGCCATCCGTGTTCAGACTTTAGTGGAGTCCTTGCTGAGTCGCGATATGAAGTCACGGCAGGTTAAGAGCGAGCTGATGTCCATGGAACTATCTCGGGAGGACCTTTCCTACGTCATTGATAAGACAACTGGAATCGTACAGCGGTACGCGAAGGAGCAGTTGGCAAGCTCGTCTCTAGGTGCTGATGGTGGCGGATACGTAGAGAATATCTCGTAGAGTCCATCTACCGCTTGGCTTGAATTAGAGCAGCCCGAAATGATGGTTCTATCATTTCGGGCTGTTCCAATATGAACGGAGAAAGATACTATGTCTGGTCCTGGTCCTAGAGATGCTGCGGAGTCACTGTCCTCCACTACGACTTCCGACACAGCAGATGACCCCTCCTTTGACCCGGAAGCTGCTTCTCCAGGGGCAGAAGCTGCTGCTGTTCTGGGTGGCAGCTTTAGTGCTATTCGCTCCATCGTTCAAAACGAGGATCGTCTAATTCAGGAGCTTCAACTTCGTTCGCACTCCGCTCCCGGAGCCGGTGGCAAGCACACTGAAGATAGTCGTGGTCCTTATCGAAGGGGCACGCCTATGGTCATCACTACCGAGGCATTTGCTTCTCAGGGAAGGTATATCGTATTTTGGTCGGGTCCCTCCAACACTTCGTGGAAGTTCGAGCTTCGTGCGGCAACCGAGCAGACCAAGTCCGGTACGATTCTACATTATTGGAGAGACAGGTCTAGGGCAGCATTTTTTGATGAGCCCTCGGTTACCTTCACCTTCCAGACTGGAAACATTATGCCAGTTAGGTTTCGTGACGTGGAAAACAAGTCGGAGTCCATTTTCCTTCCACCGGGTTTGCTGGACTACTATGATTTTTTTGACCTACTTAACCAGCCCAAGATCCTCCCTGATGGAAGGCCAAACTTCGTTTTTATAGCGTACCACAGCCTTCTTT